CAAGGTGCAGCATCAGCCACAGGCTACCAAGGTGCAGCATCAGCCACAGGCAACTATGGTGCAGCATCAGCCACAGGCTACCAAGGTGCAGCATCAGCCACAGGCAAGGATAGCATTGCTTTTGCTGCCGGATACGAGTGTAAGGCGAAGGGAGCTATAGGTTGCTGGATAGTCCTCACAGAACGTGGAGAATGGGACGGTGATACCTACCCGATTAAGGAGGTCAAGGCGTTTGAAGTTGACGGGAAGAAGGTTAAGGCTGACACATGGTATATGCTAGTCAATGGACAGCTTAAGGAGGTTTAGCGGAAGTAATTAATTAAAAACAATATAAAAATGACTGGAACAAAGATCATATTAGACGCCTGCTGTGGCAGTAGGATGTTTTGGTTTGACAAACATAATCCTCTTACCTTATTCGTTGATAAGAGATCGGAGGTAGTAACTGCCAAGGACAGGGATAAAATCAGAACCATAGAGATAAAACCGGATATAATAGCCGATTTCACCCACTTGCCGTTTGAGGACAATTCTTTTTACATGGTGGTGTTTGATCCGCCACATTTGAAAACACTTGGCGAAACCTCATGGATGGCTAAGAAGTACGGGAAACTACCGAAAGACTGGCAGTCACTCATACACGATGGATTTACTGAGTGTATGCGCGTCTTGAAGCCTAACGGTACACTTGTATTCAAATGGAACGAGAGTCAGATAAAAGCTGCGGAAGTTTTGTCTGTTATTCCGTTCAAACCGTTGTTTGACCATACTACCGGAAGGCAGAGCAAAACAATATGGATGTGTTTTATGAAGCTATCAAATGACGCATAACAAATTAGAAAGGAACTAAAAGATGATACTTACTACTGATAAGATGGTATTTGTTACTGATTTAGAAAATTCGGACGAATATATTGAGAATCTTATAACTGAATATGGTACTAATCAATATCGCATAAAGGTTGACCGGACACTCAATCCACCATATTATCAATTATTTTACGAATGGAAAGAAGGCAAGCGAACGCTTAATAATCATTTGTTTTCTTTAAGTAGATTGGAAAAGATTGTGGATTACATTAATCAGAATATTCAATAAGATGTACACAAAATCAAATTGTATATGTATAGAGAGCTTTATGCCTATAGTTCAATCGAGTCCGTTCTGCGTGAGCACTTGCTATACTATACATGCAATCAAAGCCTATTTAAAACTGTAGAGTAAGCGAGCCTAGAGCCTATAGTAAAGTAATAATTGACGCTATTATTAGATATAGAAGTAAATCTTTAAATATAGAGTAAGCATCTGCCTTTATATTTAATAAGTATATTTCCGATTATTATTTTTATTATACTTACCTACAGTTTATTATATTTAAGTATATAGTTATTGATTTAACTATATACTACTATATTGACTGTTAGGTCATTAGATGAATCGTTTGGACGAGGGTTCGACTCCCTCTAGCTCCACAAATTACTTTGCAAAGTATCTTGTAAAATCAGGACATAGAACTTTCTGACCGTGGCGTTTCACTACGATAACAAAGAAACAACGAAGGGGCTATCTGGTTTTGACAGCGAAGATGAAAATGAATAGGTCAATAGACGTCAGAAATGACAAATCTTTCGTAACAGACTATACTCGTGTTACAGCGTAATACGATAAGTCAACGGCTAAGCTAATGTCGTAAAAAGCTGGAATAGGAAAACTTTGCGTGGTAGTGAAGTCTCTTAAGAGAGAAGGGAGTTCGAATCTCCCTCCTATTACCATTACTTTTTATAAAATTAACTTCAAAATTATCAAAAATTTATGAAAGTTTATTTTAATCTTCCAGGACTATTTGAAAAATTTCATATAGTAAAACAAACTATTTTATTATATGAAAATTATCCATATATTTTTCGTGATAACTTTATTATATCATCTTTTTATGGATCTAATGGTGGAGTAGCAAATGGCGGACGAAATAGTGGACATTTCAACAATGAAAAAGAAGTTGAAAATTTTTGTAAAGAACATAATTTATGTCCAACTATCATTATGAGTAATCTATTTGCTAACGAACAATACTTTCCAGATGATTATGCATCACGAATTATAACAACATTTGATAAGAAAAATACTTATTTTTGTCTTTCTAATTTATATATTGAAAAATGGCTAGAAAATCAAGGTATAAGAAGAGGACAGTTTATATTATCAACTACCGCTTGCTTTGATTTTGAAGCTATTATAAAAAAGACAGATCAATATAAACGTATAGTATTAAGTGAATATATGATAAATGACTGGAAAACTATATCATTATTTCCAGAACATACTCGTAATAAACTTGAAATAATTGTTAATACAATTTGTCCTAACAATTGTAAATCAAGAAAAAATCATTATGAACATATATCTAATTTAAATATAAATAACAATGATATTACGTTTAAATGTATTCATGAAAGCTATTGCGGTAATGGTAATCTTTATGAAATATTAAATGCTCCACAAGTTGTAACAATTGATATGATTAATACTTATTTAAATTTAGGGATCAATCATTTCAAAATACAAGGTAGAACAAACGATGATGTTGATTTAATTGAAACTTTTGCTTATTATTTAATAAAACCAAAATATCAATTAATGTTTAGAGAAATATGCCATGAAAATAGTGTTAATAAAAATCTAATTTTATAGTTTTACTTAAATTTCATTCATTAAGAATCTTTAATTTCTAACAATTTAACAATTATTAAACATTAATACAATTAACAATATGAAAAAGAAAATTACATTCAATTGGTCAGAAAAAAAAGATTTCTGATGCTGAACGCGTAGGAGCTATGTATTGCTTCAAACGCTGTGATATAAATCAGAACTAAACAATGAGATATCTCGCTATCAAATATCTAAATAGAGATGAAGCAAAGTAAATTGACTCACGGTTCCCTGTTTAGTGGGATAGAAGGTTTCGGCTTGGGTGCAGCGTTTGCCGGAATAAAAAACACTTTGGAGCTGCGAATATGAAGACTATCAAGCAAGTATAATCAAAAAAAATTTTGGAGAAAACCATGAAATCAACAGAGATATTAGAACGTATTCAAATCCAACATTTGTTGACATCATTAGCGGTGGATTCCCTTGCCAAGACATCAGCGTTGCTGGAAAAGGTGTCGGAATTGTCGGTGAAAGAAGTGGCTTATGGACTGAAATGTACCGAGTTATACGGGAAGTTAGACCTAAATACATCATCATTGAAAACAGTCCAATGCTCCTTATTCGGGGATTTGAACGGGTCTTATGCGACCTTTCCGAAATCGGGTATGATGCAGAATGGCAATGTTTATCAGGCACCGACTTTGGTATACAACAGGGTCGGGAGCGATTATATTGTATTGCCTACTCCTGTGAAGTCAACGGCAAGAGGAGCATCCAAGAATCGATATTTCGGGAGCCCTACCTATCGGGGCAATATACACGAGTATATCCGGGATGGAGAACAAGACAGTCAATACCCTCACCCCGATTTGCTGGAAAGTCTAATGAACTTCCCGATAGGGTGGACAGAACGGAGTGTATAGGCAATGCAGTACAACCTATAATTGCGCACTATTTATTTGAATGTATTAAGATTTTCGATAAACAATTAGAGTAAAACAGATCAGAAATGAACAAGAAAGAGCAGCAAGCGATCGACTTTCTTCGTAGTATGGAGCGTGACGATCTGCTATCACTCGGATTCTCCGGAGGTAAGGATAGTGTAGTTATACTTGACCTTGCTGAGCGTGCAGGCATTAAGTATAATGCGATTTACGCCAACACCACAGTAGATCCACCGAGCACGATTAGCTTTATAAAGAAAAACTATCCGCAAGTGAGGATAATTCATCCAAAGAAATCTTTTTTTAAGCTGATTGAGGAAAAAGGTTTTCCATCTCGTTTACGTCGGTTCTGCTGCGAGGAACTGAAAGAGCGATATGGAATTGGTAAGCGAAGTATTGAAGGGATGAGAGCTGCCGAAAGTAGGAATCGAAAAGATTATGAGCCGGAGCAGTGTGATACAAGAAAATGGATGAAAGGCGCAAAGCATATTCTTCCTATCCTCACATGGACAGAAGAAGATGTTTGGAATTACATTAGAGAGCGTGGTTTGCCATATTCGAAATATTACGATGCTCCATATAACCTTTCTCGACATGGTTGCGTAGGTTGCCCGCTCTGCAATTCTAGGCAAATGCAGCTAGAATTTAAAATGTTCCCCGGCTATGCTCGTAGAATGATAGTAGCCGTTGAGAGGTATATGAGCGCTCATCCGAATGGTTTCCTTGCTCGCAATTTTGAAAACGGTCATGAGGCATTCTATTACTATATCAATGAAGTCTCTATTGCAGATTTTCGCGAGCAAAGGAAAGGGCTGTTTAAATTCGATGCACAAGAAATTATTCGAAGAGAAATTTTAATCAATAAAGTAAAACAAAAATATGAATAAGGAAGAATTTCTGAGCAAAAGAGATGCCATCGATTTAACGCTAAAAGAATTGAATTGCGAAAAGGAGCAGTTGGAAAAGGAATACATTGAATCCAACCAAGGACTTCCTGTTGGAAGCAAGATCTGTATAACAGTCCCGGTTCATGAAAGGTTTTCTCTTTTGAGCAAAGAAAGGATATTGGTCCCCGAAGTGAAGAAGTTAGCCTATATTGCAGATTATGAGATTGATGATAACGGAGAGGTTGTTCCCTCTTTAAGGCAGTTGGATTGCAATGGGGGTATGTCAGCAATACCTTTATATGTTAATTTAAAAAAGGTTATAATTGAATTAGTGTAAATCAGAACAGGAAGGAATAAAATGATAATAGCATGGTTTAGTTGCGGTGTAACCTCCGCAGTAGCTTGTAAGATAGCTTTACAGCTATACAAAGATGTGGTTTTATACTATACAGACACTGGCTCACAGGACGAAGATAGTCTACGCTTCCTTCATGATTGTGAGCAATGGTTCGGGCAAAAAATAAATATTGTCCGGAGCAAGGAATATACCAACCATTTCGATGTGATTGAAAAGAAAGGTCTAATTAGTAAGCACAATTACTATCCGTGTACCTTTGAACTTAAAAAACGGGTTCGATACCAAATCGAAGATGAATTGAAATATTGGGATGGTCAAGTATGGGGATTTGATATATCGGAAACCAATCGGGCGCAACGAATGGTTGAACAATACCCGAACATGAAGCCATTATTCCCATTAATCGACAATCAACTATCAAAGGCTAATTGTGCCTGCTTGCTTGCAAAAGAAGGAATTGGATTACCTCGAATGTATAAAATGGGATATCACAATAACAACTGCATCGGTTGCATCCGTGGCGGAATGGGTTACTGGAATAAGATTCGTATTGATTTCCCAGAAGATTTTGAACGTATGGCAAAATTGGAACGTGTTGTCGGGCATTCTTGCCTGAAAGAAAGAATAGGTAATGAAGCAAAGGCTTTATTTCTTGACGAACTTTCTCCTGACCGTGGCGATTTCCCTTCAGAAATAATGCCAGAATGTGGGTTGTTTTGTGAGTTAGAATTTATGAATTAGCGTAAAACAAATCAGAAATGAATACTAAAACATTTCAAGAAGTCGCCAGGATTTGGAGTGCTGCGAAGCGACCTGTTATAAAGCATGCCACGATGTGCGCGTATATGCTTACCCTTCAAACCCATTTACTCCCATATTTTGGGACGGAGACAGCTATATCGGAAAGCGACGTTCAGAAATTTGTTCTCTACAAGCTTTCCTCTGGTCTTGCTAAAAAAACCGTAAGGGATATTGTGGCGGTGCTGAAATCTATAGTCAAGTATGGTGGGAAACATAAGTTATTCCCTTATGAGGAGTGGGAGATAAACTATCCTACAGATACCGAATCTCACCGTTTGCCTACTTTGTCCTTAAACCATCAACAGATACTGATGAGCCATCTCACCGAATCCCCAACTCCTAAGAATATAGGCATTCTGCTGTCTCTGTGTACCGGCATGAGGATTGGAGAGGTGTGTGCCCTGCGATGGGAAGATGTGGATTTCAGACAGAAGGTAATCACCATTAGTTATACAGCAGGAAGGATATACAACTGCGAATCAAGAACTACGGAAAGGACTTTCACTTCTCCCAAAACACGAAATTCATACCGGGAGATACCTATCTCAAGACAGCTTCTTTTTGCCTTGAAGGAAGTAAAGAAAATATCTCCGTCCCGATTTGTAGTAGGAACATCAGAACGTCCGGAAGATCCCCGTTCTTACCGTGATTTCTTTGCCCGGCTCTTGAAGCGTCTGAATATTCCGCACATTGTGTTTCATGGACTCCGGCATACATTTGCTACCAGATGCATTGAAAGTCAATGCGATTATAAGACAGTGAGTGTAATTCTTGGACATTCGAATATCGCTACCACACTCAATTTATATGTGCATCCCAATCTCAATCAGAAACAAAGATGCATTGAGCGAATGAGCAACTTTTTAAAAATTAAATAACCCTCAAAACAGATAAGAAATGAAGATAATAGCAAAACAAGGTTCAGAGCTTGAGAATCTACTGAAACAAATGAATGAACAGCTTATGCGCGAACAAAACGAAGCTAAAGATATGATTCAAGAATATTGTGGTTCAAGACCGGATAGCCTCGGATATGGATGGGCATTTGGAATAACCGCTGAGTGGCTTTATACTCTTATTGGATTTGATGATAAGGAGTTTGTTCCTGAGAAACTGATTCCGAATAATGATGATAAGAAGCATCCGTGTTGGAAAATCAATAAACGAAAGAAAGAAGGTCGTGAATTCATTGATAGATGGCGTAGAAAGTTTCGAGGTATAAATGGTCGGCTCCTTAATAAATTTGGGATTCCGGTAATGCACGAAGAAACAGGACGCTACTTCCATTGGCTCCCGGTTGAAAAAGATGGTATCTATTATGTCTCAGTAGGTTCTTCTCTTCTTGATTGTATGCCATCGGCAAAAAGTGAGCAGTTTGAGATAGAGGTTTAACGTATAACCAAGATAGATATGAAACAGAAGTTAGAAGAAGCAGCAAAACAATATGCAGAATCAGTAATTGATTCATTCGGGACAAACGGAATTCCGAATGGCGTTTCCGATATTAAGGACATGATTGCTCTTGGTTTTGAAAATGGCACATGATGTTGCAATCAGTAGATGAAGAAGAAAAGGTTGCCAACATTGTTGACACCCTTGGTGGAAATCAAGAGGTTTGGTTCTTAACCGAAGATGGCTTATACGAAGTCCTCATGCAAAGCCGCAAGCCAATTGCCAAAGAATTTAAGAAAGGCGTAAAGGAGATTTTAAAGTCCATCCGCAAGACAGGCGGCTACATTGCCACTACCGAAGAAGAATCTCCTGAAGAAATCATGGCACGTGCTCTAACCATCGCACAAGCTACAAAAAAATATCTGTTTTTGTTTGGTGATTTATATAATTGTTGTACATTTGCAGTGCGACAGTTTTATTATCATATTCGGATTGGGGATTTTTTATGCCCGATATTGAAGTATTGCTTAAAATATAAGCAGAGGTTTCTCCGTACATATTCGCCCCAAAGCCGATATGGAACTGTCGCAAGTTGGAGAAATTCTCTGCTTTCTTTATTTATTAACTTTTAATTTTCATTATTATGCGACAGTTGAATGAAAATTACTCAAACAGCAATAGCGTTGCTGTGTTAGGTACGGCAAGCCCTTCCGACATGGGGCAAATCTTCTCTTATAATGGGAATAGTGTAAGAATGCGCAAAATGAATGGGTATATTCTTGTATGCCTTACAGACTTTGCAAAACCTTTTCCTGACAAGAATCTTTCTCACATTGTAAACTCAAAGGAGTTAAGCGATTATGTAGCACGAATGAGTGAAATACAAAATTGTAGTTCACTTGATTTACTGCAAGTTACAAAAGGGAATCATTCAGATGGAAGAGAACAAGGTACATGGGCACATCATCGTGTTGCTATCCGTGTCGCTCAAAAATTATCCACTGATTTTGCTATATGGGTAGATGATAAAATAGAGGAGTTATTAACTACTGGAAGCGCATCACTCCAACCTCAACTCCCAAATTTTAATAATCCTGCCGAAGCCGCCCGTGCATGGGCAGACCAATACGAGAAAAATCAAGCTCTTGCATTAGAAGTCCAACAGCAACAGGAAACTATCGAACTCCAACAGAAAGAGCTTACACAATCTGCACCAAAAGTCAGTTACTACGACAACCATCTGTTGAGCGTCAATGCCATGACAACCACTCAAATCTCAAAAGAGATAGGGATGTCGGCAGAAAAACTGAACAACAAACTGAAAGAACTTGGAATACAGTTCAAACAGTCGGGGCAGTGGCTCTTAAAATCACCATACGACAAATGGGGTATGCATGAAACGAGAACCAATATTTTCACAAGTGAAAGAGGTAATACCCATACCAACACATATACTGTATGGACGCAGAAAGGTAGACGCTTCATTATTGCTCTATATGAAAATGATTGGGACGTGAAGAAAGTCATCAAGCAGATAAAGGGAGAATTAGAGCCTGCTGCATAATATAAAGTCAACCATTAGTTTACAAACCAATTACTTACGTTATCCGCATTTATGCGGACAGCAAGAGGTATGTATAAAAAATTAAGAAATATGAAGAAAATATCAATCAAAATTCCCTATGGGAAAAGAGCAGTTCAGAAAGAAGTGGATGGGAAAATAGTTATCGAAATAGTGGACGAGAGTCCTATTACAGAACGTGTGAAGACCTTTGCGGATGCGCTCCGTGAGGTAGGAATAAAAGAAAGCGTAGAGGAATGGGAGAAGAAGTATTCAAATCTTGAAAAGGATGTTGTGGCGTATATGAAGTTGCGTATTATTGCTGATGCGCTTAACGAGGGTGGCAAGCTGAAAATTGTAAAAGGTGCGAAGTTATATTCACCACTGTTTGAGTTTATGGCTGGTGAAGAGGAAACGGTAACACCGATTCTCGTTTGGGACGGTGCTTCAAGCCTTGTTTGTTCAGGTAAAAGCTATGCACGTTTTAGCTCGCGTATCTTGTTCCGTACAAGCTGGCTTGCGAGCTATGCAGGCTTGCAATTTATCGGAATTTGGGCAGATTACTTGCTCTCATAAAACACATGGACTACTAACGCTAAATAATTGAATACTAATAATTACTAATACTAATTCACTCATGGAAACAAAAAAATTATCAACAGAAGACAAGGGTACACTTTTGTACAATGTCATGCGTGACACTTTGGAAACGAACAACGCAAGCCAGTGGCAGGAAAAGATAATAGACGTAATCAGGGAAATTGGTCTGACGAACGCAGAGATAAACTCCGATTACCTTTACTAGCTGATGGAGATTTACAGAATGTTTGGGAAGATAGGAAAGATTGAACCGTATATTATGGACTAATTGCCACATATTAGCATAAGAGCACGTTGAGGATTGACCAACGTTTCAAATGAAAAGGCACTCTACTTATCGCAAGCGAAGTGCCCCTTTTGTATAGATTGGTTCAGAAGCTACTGCATTACAACGCGCAAGGCTGGTCCCTTGGAATTTGGACTTGGTGCAAACACACGGTCTATCCTGTCCGAAAGGATTTCCAAATACCTCGTCTGCGCCCTCAACTCAACAATCATTGGGTTAGATTCGCCCGATTGGGATTCTAAGCTGTAGCGGGCTTCTAATAGCACTCTGATTGCGGCTATGTCAGTTGTCTGTTGATTGACAAAGAACCTAATAGAATTAAGTAATGCTTCAAGAGCTTCTGCTGTGGTTTCTGATACACCTTGTATACTTTGAGTAAGTGCCGACAATTCAGATTTCTGCCCTACACTTGTGCCTTTGTATCCTAATGTTTCCATAAGCGCAAGCAAATCTTCATTTAATCCTTTCAATGCGCTTTCTCCAAGAGCCTGGATGTTTGCAAGCTCTTCTTTAGTGAGGTTAATCCCTCCTACGCTCCCCTCTGTAACAGATTCATCTATTTTCTCAAACAGTTCCTTCAAACGCCCTTGCGCAAGTCTCATTGTAGCTTGTTTGACGATAAGATTTTCAATAAAACTATCAAAGTTTTCATTAAGGGCTTTTAGTCCATCTTCTGTTTCATTGAAAGCATCCATCCATGCTTGAACAAATGAAGAGGCGGCATCCTTATATTCTGACTCCCCACCTATACCTCCTAATTCTAATTTCTGTTGGTCTAAAATTTCTTGTCTTGTCTTTTTCAGTTCATTTATAGCATCATTCCATTCATCAATACGTCCTCTATCAGAATCTTTCTTTGCCTCTTCTGAATTAATCATATTTTCATATGATTCAATCTGTTGGTCTAAATTGGCTATTGTATCTTTGGTTTGTGTACGAAGATCATCTGCACTCCAAGCGGCTTCCATCTTCTCCTTTAACTCATCGTATGCCCTACCAAGTGATTCTATATTCTTTATTTGCCGTTGGATTTCACGTTCTTTCTTCTTGTTCTTATTGCCAATGCCGAATATGCTACCGATGGTATTGCCTATTCCGGCAATAGTTTTCATTCCACCTGTAACCATACCCAAAACATTACCTGTAGCATAAGATGATGCAAATTCTCCTGCACCACTGAAAGCTTGAGACATTCCATTTAATGATTCAGAAATTTCTTCTGGCACATCAACACCGAAAGATGAAAGCATAGAAGAAACTTCTCCAAAAGCAGAATTGAATTTATCTATTTTTTCTGCATTTTTTTCAAATGCTGCACCGAGGTCTGCTATAGCTTTTTGCTTATCTTCTGGTTTTGCATTTTTCAAGTCTTTAAAAGCTTCAACAATTCCCTTGATAGGGTTTCTGTCTAGTTTTTCACCTTTCAGCTTCTCAAGCTGTTCAATTATTGTTTTCAACTGTTCTGGCGGCAAACTTTTGAGAGACCTTCTAAATTTCTCTAATTTCTCGAGAATACTATCAATAGCTGCCGTTGAAGAATAGTCAAGATTTTCAAATAGCTTGATGTATTCGTCTGTATTTTGAAACGCCTTCCAAGTATTTTCATCTGTCTTCTTATCGTACTTTTTTTTAAGGTTGGATTCAGCTTGCGCTCTCTGCTCATCTGTAAGGGTTGCTTTTGCTATATTTGCCTTTTCTTCGTAATACCACTTATCAAGCTGTAATTGTTCTGAAAGTTGTGTTTTATAATCCTTGAGAATTCTAATAGTAAGGTCTGTGCTTTCCTTATCACGCTGTTGGCCCAGCTTTTTAAGTGCTTCATCGTAACCCTTTTGGTCTGCCTTACTTAACTGTCCATTTTTATCACGTTTGGCTTCATATTCATCACGTATCCCTTTTTCTACATCATCCAACGTCTTTGCAAGTCCGGGAAACAACTGTTGTACCTCCGCTTCGGAAAGTCCTGCATTTTTCAGTTTCTTGTGCAAGTCCAAGCCATTGAAAAGGTCTTCAATGTTCTTTTTTGTAGTTTCAAGCTGATTCTTTAAATCTTCTTGCTGAATCTCTATTTTCAGCTCTGCAATAATCTTTTTAAGTTCAGTGATTTTCTTGCTGTCTGTTACATCTTTAAGGAGTTCTTCATACGCCTTAATCATACCTTCTTTGGTGGGCAGAATATTCATTTTATCCATACCTGTAAATTCCAAAGCTGGTTTGAAAGCGGATAGAGTTTGCTCGATAGCGGCATTCTCTCCCATAAGCTGATTCAGTTTCTCATAGCGTGACTGCATTTCTTTTAGGACAGAGATACGCTCTGCCCAAATGTCACGTTCGGCTTTTGAACCTTTATTTTCAAATGGGTTAACGCCAAGAGCGTTGGATAAATCAACTTGCGTTTTCTTGTATTCAGATATAGTTTCAAGTATGAGTTTAACGTCAACCATATCTCCGCTCTTAATATTAAGAACAGGATTTTGCGAATTAAGGAAATTTGCTATTTTTGAATCAGCTTCTATTTGTTTTACGTTCTTTCCAATAGCAGCTATACGTTTTTCAACCTCTTCCCATGATTTTGCCGCCTTTGACGCTTCATTGCCTTTTTTTATAAAATCCTCAAATGGCACTTTCGCATCTATCGGCTGTGTCATGTTAAGATTGATTTTATACGTTTTCTTTTCAAAAAACGTCTTAAGGTAGCTATCCAACCAACTTGTTTCTTTCTCGACTGAATCTTGGTTAATGCTGATATTGATTCCGAAATGCTTGTATGCCAAATCTTTCGTGACAGCATCTAATTCCGATTTATCTATCCGGATTTTAAGTCTTTTCTTTTCCGCTTCTGTCTTGTATTTATCAACAGAACCATAAACAGACTCTAATTCAGAAATCATTTCTTTCTCATTCTCTATGTATTTTTTAGACAATGCGAAAAGTTCTGTAAGGCTGTTTCGTGCTTTCATGACTTCTTGGGTGTACATACCATTACCAAGCCTCATACTATTGAATGCGTTACTTAGATAAGGCCACATTCCTGCAACTTCATCTTTCATCCTTTTAGTATAAGTAAGCAAATCCTCTCCCTTTTTGGGCCCTTTTGATAGTTCTTCAAGTGCTTTCCTGTGTTCAGCTGAAAGATTATTCTCTTCGGTTGCAAGTTGCATCATTATTGCTTTCAACTCTTCACCTTGAAGTATAAACTCGCCAATAGAAGATGTGTATTGTTCGCTATCTTCATCTATATCATCTACAATCCATTTGGATTTATTTTTGGCGTATTTGGCTTCCATTATCCGCTGCTCATTAAGAAAAGCCTCATATTCTAAAAGATAATTTTTGAATGTTTCTTTGGCCTCTTCTTCTGAAAGATTAACTCCAACTTTAATGTCAAAGCCTTCGTTGTTCATTTCTTGAACGAGCTTGTCAAGAGATTTTTTTATATCTGATTCTGATTCGTCAGTTATTGTCGATATGCGTATTTTAGCCTCGAAATATTTGTTCGTGCTTTCTGCTATTGCCTTATTGTACTCTTTTATAGTGCTTATAAATTCTGTGACAATACCAATAGCTGCTGTTATTGCGACCAATGGCAATGAAGCCTTAAATGTTACCCCGAATGCCTTCATTGCATTGCCTGCTTTGCCAAGACCTACTGAAAATAACCCAATCGTTCCATTTGCCACTCCTATTTTTTTAGCCCATACGGTGATGCCCATGGATGCGATTACCGGGGCAAACGCTTTCGCTATATTGACTACTGTTTCCCAATTATCAATCAATACTTTTACGGTATCAATCGCGCCTTTCAGGGTGTCTTCGTTTGCCTTTCCGATGGAGTTAAGCATCACATCAATACTGTCCTTCAAGTTGGAAATTTTACCTTGTAAAGTTTCAGCTTGGATTTCTTGCATATTGTAGAAAATACCCTCTTTGGAAGTCAAGTTTTCAAACACTTGTTCAACATCCTCAAATGTAACCTTACGTTTGGAAATCATATCTACAATCTGTGCCGTGGTATAATCTGCTTGGTCTCTTGTTTTGAACAACTTTTGAAGCTCCCCATACATATTGATACCTGCTTCCGTAAACTGACGAACTTCTGTACCACGCAAATATGCTGCCGCTTTGACCTGCCCATAAGCAAGGATAAGTCTGCCCATATCCACACCTAAACCAGCAGATACATCGGCAAGTCGTTTTGTCGTATCATATAACTTGTCGCTCTCAATACGGTATGCTGCAAGCTGTTTTGTGAATGTAACCAATTCCTTAATTTGAAATGGCGACTTTACGGCAAGTTGGACAGTCTTGTTGAAAATTTGGTCTGCCTGTGATTTATTTTGTAAGATTGCTTGTAACGAACGCTGCTGCAATTCAAATTCACCGCGCACTTTTGCCAACTTGCTGATATACCCTTCAATCTGTGACACGGAGAACAACAAAGCAAGCTGACGGCTTAATTGCCCGGCTGTATCCATCAGGTTGCGATGGCGTGTGGCAAGCTGCTGTGATTTGACTCCTGCTTCCGTCAATGCTTGGTTGTGTTTTGCAATGGCTTGGTTTATCTGTTCAAGCATGCTCTTATAGTTCGCATCGGTAGTGTTCAAAGACAAACGAGCTTTTTTCAGGTACTCTATAGCTTGTACGTTCTGTTGCAGAGACTTTGCATTTTTAGAATAATCTAATGCGCCTTGTGGAGTTGACCGCTGTGCATTTGCTAAATCCGCTGCCTCCTTTGCAGCACGTTTATCCGCTGCCGCCTTACGTTGTGCAGCCTTTTCCGCAGATTGGGCACGTTGCTCGTCCGTCTTTCGTTGCTCGTCAAGCTCCATCTTCATGTAGCGCATGGCTTCTACCGCAGCCTTTTGTTGCGGCTTTGACAAGTCCATGTTCTCAACGTATTTTTTCAAATCCGAATATCCCTGCTTCAATCCGGATATATTAAAGTTAGCAAATGAACCTTCTCCGATTTTATTGTTTCCTATTCTGTTTAGCAAATCTGCCGCACGTGAAAGGCTTTCGTTCAGAGAAGTAGTCTTTCTTGTAGTCTCTTCCGCACCTTTCCCTGCTCCTTCAAATGGATTACCTTTTATAGCATCTATCTTTTTGGCTAACGAAGTAATCACACTTTCCAATTTACTCGTATCCATTACCACATTGCCAAACCCGTTTTTCAATGCATCTGCTGCTGTATGGGCATGTTTCTCTATCATCTCCAGCTTCTCATCGAAACTATCCAACTTCTTTAATACATCAGGGGTTATGTTGAGGAAAGCTCCTGCTTCGTTATTTGCCATATCATTATCCTTTTTTATTAATTATGGGCATACCCAAATCATTCAAGTTCTTCAAATCGTCAACACTTCCTATTTTGCTGACCTTCTTTTTTTTCTTGTCCTTGTTTCCGTATTCTACATGGGAAAAATCAAACGAGCTTAACCGGACCTGTCCAACCGTCATTCCCCATAAATATTCGTCACGAGAGCACCAAGTGTTGGAGCGCAGAAAATCAATCATCTGCCCCCACTCTGTACGGGATATTATCAGTTTTGTTCCGTTTTCTTCGTCTTCCTCGTCAAGGTCATTTCCCTCACGGTCTGAATCACATTGGTACTCTCGAAAAAAAAATCCGTGCTTATGAGGTTAAGGATTTCACCAAGCAATAATGCCCAGTCCTTTATGTCGTAATCTCTCCACATCAAAAGGTCAAAGACCTTGTGGTAGTCATTTGATAGTTCTTTTTTCTCATAATCAGAGAATATCCTGTCCCTGTCATTGAGAAGTGCAAGCGTTATCACGTGTGCAACTGCCGGTAGATTTACCGAGAACTCTTTGATAACATCTCCCATGCTTAACTTCTCTCCCTTCACAATCTGACACGCTTGTTCGGCTATAAGCCATTGAACACCGGGTTTCAATCCTTTAATACGCCACTCCGTACCGTGAAGTTTTACAATGCTTGGGCTGTCATTCATTATCCTTGCCAAACGTTCCATTGACTCATCAGATATAGGAGTACAAGCCGTTACAACATTTGTCTTTAGTCCTGTATCTTTTTTCTTTGCTCTATATACTGCCATGATTATAAACATGAAGGGCGGCGGCATATAAGCCTACCGCCCGTAAACACTCTAGTTATCTATTATGAACAAGTTTTATTTGGGTAAAGTATAAGCTGAATCTACATAAAACGGCGTTCTGATAGTTCTATCTCCATCGGCGATATTTGCATCATACGCTGTTCCTGCAAGGTTGATACGACCCACATTAGAGTTCAAAGATTCAAGCATTATTTTTGAGTTAAGTTGGACTTTTGGAACCACAAATGCAGTCATCGTTTCTCCTTCCTCAAACACTACGTCAATCTTTGCATACAACTTCTTGTATTGAGCAGGAGCAAAGTATTTGGTAGAGACAGTAGTTCCTGCCGTAAATCCCATGAGAGCGACCAATAGGTCTTTTTGTGTATCTGCAACCTCAGCTGTAAATTGGTATTTGCCAAGCTTCACGATGGAAAGAATGGGGCTGTCGGAAGTTTCGCACTCGATGTCGTTTACATCGTTATCGTCTTGAGCGATTGAAGTGGTATCCTCAACTACATCTTCAAGGATATAAGAGTTGCCATTTGGCACATCGTCTTGTTCAGAGCCAGTGAACAGAGTTGCCACGATGTAAGAAGGCTTGATGAATTTTTTGGCTGTTGCGCCAGTATTGTTTACTGCCATAATTAAAAAATGTTATCCTGTTAATAATCTGTTTACCTTATTGTCACTTCTATATTTATCACGTTGTAGTAGTAGTTCCTATTTTGGTCATAATCTGCATCACGGAAATTTACATCAATCACATAATGGGGGTCTTTGCATGATTCAATAGCCTTGTCAAGCGCAAGTTCCATTTTGTACAGCTCCTTCACGGGTTTCGTGCCGTGACTGTCAACTGATTTTGCGTACAAGAACACGTTGGCAGAACCTTTGGCATAAGCTCCGTAATCTCTCATGGAAAGAACGTCAACAAGCACCATTTCTTTCCAACTGCTGTCAACGGTAGCAGGCATATTCCCGATAAACAGGTTATCGGATATAGCCGCTTTTGTCAGCAGCATGGAAAAGAAGTTCTCCACTTTCGATGTTGTCTTATATTTGCTATCCATAATCAATAACTACCGTGACTTATTATCCCAAAATTTGCGTTCTTAAACTTTGAAGCAAGTCTTTTAACGTCATCCCTTGCCGTTGCTATCACCTCATACTTGTACTTGTCTTCGACTATTTCACCGTATGGCATTGCCACAGCTACTACCAAGTCTATACCGTCATGCGGTTTATACTTGTTTCGCAGAAAATCTGTAATCGCTTCACGACCTTTAATCGTTTCACCATACCATTTCTTACCTTTCGTAGCTTGAATAGCCGGGAAACCGCTTGCAACCAACTTTCGGTTTACATATACTCCCCATCCGTAACTGTCATGCAGGTTGTGAGAACGGTGCGTATATCCTTTGTTCTGCAACTGGCTATCCACAATTTTCTGTCCTTCACCGGAAAGTAATCTGACAAGTTCTGATATGCGGTCTTTCTTCGCCATAGCCTACACCTCGCTCATCTTAATGTCAACGTGGCAACCTCCCAACTGGCTGTATTCAAGTCCCACGACACGACCGTTAATAGGTATAGCATAATCCTCGCATTTGAAGTTGGTGTTGAACCTTATCGGAAGTTGAGCACCTATTTCGCAAGGGAAGAACACCTTGTAATCAGCCATGATAGTACCAGAATTAATCAGCTTTGCAGCCTGCTGTATGTCACATTCAGTTTCAAGAAGGATGGTCTCTCCCGTAGTGGGGACTTCGGGAGAACTATCCGTCTTTTCATCCCCGAGCAAGTCACCGTCACCGAGAAGGTTTCCGTCTTCCGGCTTGTTTGTTATCACGGTATAGAATGTACCATGAAACGGGTATTCTGCTATTGCTTTCCTTTTGAGACGCATAAACTATACATCTAATGAATTTTCATTGACCCAACTCATACTACCCGAATCCATGCTTTTCAACGCTTCTTCTTCACCATACTTTTTGTACAGTGCTTTCAGACGGTCTTTCAAGTTTTGGATTATGGCAGCCGTTACCGTTTCACTACCTATGTCCTGTCTGTAACTGCCATGTTGGAGTGATGATGAAGCCACAGACCACGGACCGCTAATGACAAGTTCGTACAGTGCGATAAGGCAATGGTCTTTAGTGCATTCATCTATTTCAGAACGGTCTGAAATAAACATCAAACCGTTTTCGTATGCGATATTTTCAAGCGCATCATCTTCAAAGACAAATCTCGTAAGCCCATTGAGGTATGCTATCGGGTCAAATGATTTTTCCATAACTACTACGCAATGTATTGTACATTTAATCGTCTGCCTGACTTGTGTCTACAATTACGTGATTACGGAATGTTTTCAGTGCAGGACAAGCTGACATCATTACATCAGTATGCCATTCCTTATACAGCCCGTTGTTTGTTGTTGTATTCACAATCGTGCAGAGACCATCGTTAGCCTGAGCAAAAATCTTGGTTATTACGCTTGAACCATACTTATCAAACATCTGTTTGTCTAGGTTATTGGTGTATTCAAACTCACAAGCATATCCGGCAGGGCGGAGAACAGCAATCTTATCGTCCCAACCTTGTACGAATGTGTCTCCGGTATTGGTAAGATTACGCTCACGTTCTTCAACAATTTCAATTGGAGATACACCGGGATAATCACGGAAAGCAGCTAAGAACAACTCTCGTGTAGTAGGTGCAGTAGCGGTTGTTGCGATGTAAGCTAAAGGATTTTTCTTGAAACTTTCAATCAATTCCTTAACTTCGGCATTTTGCAGCATTACTTCGTAAAACATCTTGCGTGTAACCTGCCATACCATTGCACCTTCATACCCCCATTCTTCACGATATTTTTTCTCCTTTTCCGCCATTTGACTGAGAATCTTACATTTTTCGTCTGTCCAAACTACTGTGCCAGCTTTAGTAAAGTTCTCTGTTGGTATATCAGCCTTATGCAACGGAGCTTGAACGCCACGTGCGATATTTCGATAGTCAATATGACCTTTAGACATTAACTGTGCAGTCATGAAGTTCATGGTTGCGTCCGCACTATCAAGTTGGGATTGTAATGTATGTACCCAAGCGGCTACCAAATCGGCATCGTTTCCAAACAACTCAAACTGTTGTTCTTTTGCTTCACGTTCCATAGCTGTTTCAACGAAACCGGGAGCGATAAAATCAGGGATGGATGCGGTGTACCAGTGCAGACCGTCCTTATCCATTTGATTACTGTCACCAAGAGGTGCACGCAAATCCATCAAAGGAGCGGCTTTCAAGTCACGTCCTTTCACAGAAAAAGTAGCGATGCCATTAGGAGCGGTAGGTGTGGGAGCACCAGCTTTTACACCTTGAGTCTTGTACCAACCATAATTAGTGTATAGCAGACCTTCTGTATTGACAAAGGATTGCAAGAAACGTTGATTGGTCTTGTCTGAAAAGAATCTTGCATATCTGCTGTTATTAAAATCAAATTTAGGCATAGTTTCGTCAATTTTAAATGTTAAACCAACCCTTAACCTTGCTCTTGTTCAAAGCTTTTAATGCAGCCGAAAGAGGTTGCATACGGTCTTCGTAGAGGAATACATCTCCTAATGCCAATGCAGGAGTGATAAGGTATCTTGCACCATCGAAATCATCTTCGGATGCAGCCGGGTCAAAAACAAAATCAAAGTCGCAGGGAAGGTATGAGTTAGGATTAGTAACCATGGCTTCTTTACCAGAACCTGCTTCTTTCGCTTCAACAAGAACAGATGAAGTTGTTAATGCTCCGAGGGTTGCGCTCAATGTAACTTTCCAAACATCGCCAGCCGTTCCGTCAGTCGTTTTTTCAACGGCTGTGACTGTTACTGCTGTTCCTTTCCCTACCAATGTGGTAGGAGCAACCATGAGAACGTCCCCTACAAACGGAATGAGGGAATACCCGTCTCTTTTCAAGTAAATAACCGTATCAGATGATTCTGATGTAGCTTTTGCAACTGCATACGATTTTAGGATGCGTATTTCGCTTCCATTAGAACCATTACTGGGAATATATTCAGCGAGCGTCCCGGCAAAAGCTCTTGCATTACCTTTGAATGGGTTTTTAACAATTCCACCACTGGTAGGAAATACAAGTGCGTCTTTCCCGCTCATCTGTAGCTTCACGAAGACATAGCGATGACCACCAATGCTTCCGCGAGCCTGAACCAATGCTCTACCGGGAAGGTAGCCACTGTTCAATAGGATTTGCTGATAGAAATCTGACATTTTCTTTTTGGTTTAAATGATTATTATTTTTCTTCTCTGTGCGACTGCTTCCTTACGACAGCAACCACATCGGCAAAGTCATCGGTCTTTCCCTTACCGCCTCCCGTGCCGCCTGGAGTGATGTCGGGTGGAGTGTTAGCATTAAACTTATTGTAGCTCTTGACCAGTCTTTCTGTAAGAGCGTCAACGTCAGTTTCAGAATCAATGTGAATCAGTTCAAGCTGGTCGTTAATCCAATCCTCGTTCTTGACTTCTTTCCCTTTTAAGGCTGATTTGAGTTGATTGCGTTTCTCGGAAATAGTTTTGGCTCTTTTCTCTTCCTCACGTTCTGATTTCAAGTCTTGGAGTTCTTTGAGCAACTTATCCAGTTTGCTTTCGTCTCCTTTGTTATCCTTGTAATCATCCTTATCTCCCTTATCATCCTTTGCGGGGTGATTCTTTTCCCACTCCTTTACGAATTTTGAATTGTCGTTCCTGATGTTGTTGTCGTCCTCTTGGAAGTCCTCCAGATAATCGGCAACCGCATCATCCAATTCCAACTCGTCATTACCACTCGCTTTCTCCAACCGCTTGTAGATCCTTTCCACCTTGCCGTTGAAACTTCTCTCACTCATCGCCAAGTTTTTCTTGCCGTTGTTAGTGATTCCTGCTTTCAGTGCTTCTGAAAGCTGTTCTTTCGTAAACTTCATACACTATATGTTTTATAATGATTATATGCGAAAGTAATGCTTTAACAAAAAGATATAACTATAAAAAAATCACTGTATTTATCACTATGATAAATAGACATTGGTTTAAGTATATATTACCTTGTTATTAAGAGGTATTTTTGCTTTTGATGAAAGAGCAAGAAGTACATAATGCGATAGTGAAGAAACCTTTCCCAGGTTTCCAAACCTACTTTGCTTCAACGAACGTGGATATATCTTTCGGTGCCGGCGGGGTCGGAAACGGGAAGTCATACTCTCTTGTTCTTGGATTCGCTGAACCGTTAATGCTTGACCCTGATTTTAGATGCTTAATAAGTCGTAGAAGCCTTGGGAACCAAAAAGCAGGAGGAGGATTTGTTGATACATTCAAGGACATATTCGGGGAATATGTAAAAGTTAAAGAGGCAGACACGCCACGTATATCATTTCAAAGTGGAGCGTACTGCGATTTGACTTATATAGACCCAACGAATATAGACAGAATGAGGGAGCGTGCGAAAGGATGGCAGTACGATGCGATTGCCATTGATGAGCTTACCGAAATGCCTTGGGAGGTATTTACGTACATTCAATCCCGTAATCGTGGAAAAAGCAAAACATTTACGGGGAAATTCCGTGCGACATTCAATCCTAAACGCACCCATTGGACGAGAAGATTCATAGATTGGTATGTTGGAGTTGACGGGAAGGGTATCCCTGATAGAATAGGAAAAGTCAGATTCTTTTTTGTTGCTGGGTCTACCGTTGATGATGTGATTTGGGGAGATTCAAAAGAAGAAGTTTACGCTAAGTGCAAGATACAGATAGACAGTTTGATTAAAGACTTGAAAGGAAAAGCAAAATATCAAGACTTTATCAAATCGTTTACCTTATACGAGGGCACAGTTGATGAAAATGAAGCTCTAATGGAAGGCAATGCAGGGTACGTTGGTTCAGTTGCCGCTTCTGGTACACGCTCTGCTGCTGGGCTTATCGGTGTAAACTATAATGCAGACCCAGATTCTGACGAAAAGATACCTATCCCTTCCACTTCCGCACAAGGCGTGTTCAACAACAACCCTGCCGTAAACGGTGACAAATGGATTACCGTGGATTTGGCGGATTACGGTACGGATAATCTCGTGGCTCTGGCATGGGATGGATTTCACGCATACGACATTCTCATTCTTAGCAAGTCCACTCCGAGAGAAAACGCTATGGCAGTGAAGACATTTGCATTTGAGCATGGAACAGCCGAAAGCCATATCATTTTTGACGCGACTGCCGGAAGGTACTTCAATGATTACATTCCCGATGCAGTACCTTATATCTCGCTAAATAAACCTTTCGGGCTTTACCAACTTACCGCAATGACAGTCAAGGATATGTGCTATATCAGATTATGCAAGATGATAGAGGAAGGCAACTTGACATTTGACGATAAACTTGCCGTTCAGACTTACACTCATCAAAACTTGAAATATAAAGTGACGATTGAGAACGAGTTTATGGAAGAATGTTCCGTTGTGCGGTTTGACGATATGCAGAGTGGGAAGAAGCGGCTTTGGAACAAGAAGAAGATGAACCAAATGTTAGGGAAAGGCAGGTCTATGGACTTGTTGGACCCATGCGCAATGAGGATGTTACCGTGCGCTAACATCGAATACGGGAATGAAATTCAAGCAGGGTATTACAATCACGAGGAAGAAACCAAACAAGCGAGCCATACACAGACAGAAGGAAGTATTTACGATGAACATTTATGGTATTAGGATATGATAAGCTATAACGACATAAAGGATATTATCAATTCCCTTAAAACAGAAGGAATTGAAGCAAGGGTAAGAGATGTTGCCTATTTGGTAATGTGTGATTCTTTCGTAGATAAGGATCTTGCTGCAAAGGTTGCTTACCAAGAAGATGAAAAGCCTTCAAACAAGGTGTTATCCATGCTTGCCGAGAAACTGAAACCTTTCGGCATCGGTGCTATCACTACCATATCTAAAGATGAGAACCGAGAAGCGTTGCTGAAAGAAATATCGGAGATGAAACAGATTGCTGACGATGCGAAAGCAAGTGGAGATTCAGACACTTTTATCAAAGCAAGTAAGGTCGTGTTGGATGCACGCGTGAAGCTGAACGATAAATTCAATATTGAAGAGGAAGAGGGGCAGAAGCGAATAATCGTTGTTCCGCAGAAGCACGACATTATCTGCAAATGGACTTCGAGAGAGTGTTCTGCAATGCCGAGCAAGGAAGCCTGCATGAAGTATTACAACCTAATTGATGCGGAAAAATGACACGGGAAGAGAAAAAAACATATCTATTGCGGAATGTAAATGCCTTGTTGCAGAAGAAACCGTTTTTCAGAGGAAGTGACACTTGCTCTACAAACGACTATTCCGACGGTCAGTCCGCAGCTATTACCGATACACGCACGGCAAGGCTTCCGAATGTAAAAAAGAATATCGTTTCGCAGGAAAAGTTTCTGAAAGAACTTGACCCGATGAGCCATGAGGTATTATTTGATCAAAACTTGCCGAGCATTTGCGTGAAGTTAGAAGATGGGGGATATCAGGAAATCAAGTTCCAGCGCACGGCATTAGCTTTCCAAGAACAGATACTGGCGAGCCACGTAATCTACCTTTGCGGGAATCCCTGTACATTGTCTTTAAGAGGTGGCACTCCTTCCGAGAAAGATAAAGCCAACTATTCCACAATCAAGGAGTATTGGGTAGACAGGAATATGGATGGATGGCGTACAAAGGCAGTCCGTTCGCAACTTGCAACAGGCGATGCAGGACTTCTGTTTTATTATGACTATAAAGGACGTATCAAGTGCCGCCTGATAAGTTATGAAGATGGTTACGTAATCATATCACACAATGACAACAACGGTGACAGGCTTCTTGAAAGTGTCTACTATGCCGATGCGGACGGTGTGGAATACATTGACAGTTACGATGATACCTACATGTACCGTATGCACACACCGATAGACGGTGAAGAAGCAGGCGAGGACGGTTTTGTAAGAGAACTTCCTATATTGCACGGTTTCAGCGAGATACCATTGTGTACCAAACGCGGTAATGTGGCGTGGAACAACGGCCAGAGCCTTATCGAGATTTACGAAATTATCTACAACATCTTCTTTGTCATTCAGAAACGGAACGGCTGGGGCATTCTGTATATCAAAGGCAATTTGTCAGAAACGACAAAGAAACTTGCAGGGAGTATCATTTTGCAAGACAAGTCAATGGACGGTAACGGAAGTGCAGAGTTCAAAGCACCGCCCAGCCCGCAAGGTATGCTTGACAGTCTGCAAGATTTGTTTGAGAAGATACAGATAAACACCTCATGCACATTTCTTTTGCCTAAAGATGTCAAGTCAAGTGGTGACATAAGCGGACTGGCTATTACGCTGACCCGTGATTTAGATTTGAAGAATGCCCAGCAAGGGGTTATCGAGTGGCAGAATTTTGCAGACAAGATGATGCGCCTGTTCAAGGAGGGATTAGCCAAAGAATTGGTAAAAAAAGGCGAGAACGTAAATGCCATTACAGAATTTGACAAACTTCGTGTCAGCTGTAAGTTCAAGATATGGCAGCCGTTCAGCGCAACTGAGTATAACAACATGCTTATCTCAATGAAACAGGCTGGTATTCTCTCCACGAAAACGGCTATTGAAAAGAACACGGAGAGCACACCCGATGAGGAGCAACGAGTGACTAAGGAAGTTAAGGAAGCAGAAGAAAAGGTGATTGCCCAACAGCAAGCCAACAAAACGAACAAGCAGGAAGGAGGTAATAATGAATAAACAAGTGATAAACATAGATGCCAACTTCATTAAAGAGATTGCCAAAATGCAAGAGCGAATTGATGAAACAGATAACGCAATTTTCAATCTATTCATGAAGATACAAGACGTTAATCGACTTGATATTATGTATGATGGTGAGAATAGAGATCTGTACCATCACATTTATATGTTCATCGAATATGTCCTGCATAAGTTTCCAAATATATACGAAGAATTCAGAGAAAACAAACAACACAAGTAATGGAGAAACTGAGCCTATACATATACAAGCTGGATACACATGGGGAAAAAGTCAAATTTCCCAACGAAACCATGTCTGCAAAGCTGGGTGAATACACTTACACGGCACAGCGCATGGCCGGCACTCCTACGCTTACCGCCACGCTCAACTATCCGTCTTGCTTGGATGAAGAGTGGACTGGAGAGGAATTTGTGGAGTTCAGAGGTGAGAGATACTATGTCGACCAAACCCCTACATCTTCAAAGGACAACAAGAGCATTATGTATAAGCATGAACTCCAGTTCGTTTCAGAACGTATCGTATTGGAGAACGTGTATTTCATGGATGTGGTGACAACTGGAACAGATACTTATCATTCCAACTCTACTTCTGTGAAGTTCATGGGAGACATAAACGAGTTTGTAGGTCGCCTTAACGCTTCAATGGCAAAATCGGGTATCGGATATTCGGTAGTCATAGATGATGATATCACTTCCGATTCCAAACTTGTTTCACTTGACAATGTGTATCTTGCAGAAGCGTTACAATCCATATATACCATATACGAACTTCCTTATTACTTTGTAGGTAAGGTTTGTCACATAGGATATACAGAGAATGTAATTTCTACTCCCTTCGAGTATAAGAAAGGGCTTGTATCAATAAAAAAGACAAACGCCAATTATAAAATTGTCAATCGCGTTACTGGTGTTGGTAGCTCTGATAATATCCCTTTCTACTATCCGAATGATGATGAAAAAGGTACTATAGAACGTACACAAAACCTTATGCCTTCCATTTACAGACAAACAAATGGAGCGGAAAGATTCTACAATGCGCTTAACGACACGTATAAGATACCCGGCACAAATGATTACTACTCTTTCAAAAATACATTTTCTTCTAAGAAGGTAAAAGAGATAAAGGTAGATTTCAGCGATATAAAGCCTACCATAGAAAATGTGACAAACGCTTCGGGACAGTTATTTGGTGAGATTGCGGATATTGCTTTTGATGCTAATGATAGTGACGAACTCGGAACCGGAGAAGGGAATAATATATTCAATGATACAGATGAGTATGTACATTCTTATTTCTACATAAAATTACATATATATAATGGAGATTACGGCTTTAACCTGTTCGAACAGGGTTTGGAGGGTGGTACGGCTGTAATCAATATGACTACGGGTAATTGCGCTGCTTGCGAGTTTGAAATAGGAGTTACCTATAAGGACAATGAACCGGGAAGGGCATTCAACCCTGTATTGGTGGATTCTTCCGGGAACTTACCGGCAGGAGATTTTGAGCAGAAGGTTACTTCACAACCATCCCAATATGTAGAAAGCCAACAAAACACTTCTACAAATGAAGTTTGGATTGCAGTAAAAAAGGACAATACCACTTTCGGAATTGTTATGCCTAATGCCACCAATAACTATAAGCCTTCTGTCGGGGATAAATTTGTGATTACAGGCATTAAGATGCCCAAGTCCCTTGTACTCGCTGCTGAGAAGAGATTGGATGAAGCATTGATAAAGTATATGTCAGAGAATAATGACGAAAAATTCACATTCTATGTCAATTTTTCCAGAGTATTTCTTGCAGACAATATTCAATTAGCAGAATTACTAAATGAGAATGTTCGCATGTATATAAAATACAACGAACATGAGTATCTTATGTATGTAAATTCATTTACTTGTAAAGCGGACAAAAATTGCTTATATGACATATCTGTTGAATTAACAGACAAATTATCTGCAAATGTTTCTGCATTACGAAGTACTATTACAGAAATTGCAGGCGATATCATAGGTAATACATTGGGAGGAAATAGTATTTCTACTACTGATATCTTAGCAAAAGTCTCTCGACATTTTCTCAGTAAAACACAAGATGACCGTACCCCGCACAAGTTATCCTCTGACAAAGCTTTTGAAATAGGGAAATTTGTCAGTGGTAGTACAGGTGGTATCATAATGGTTGATAAGGAAACAGGTCAAACCTATGCGGAGGTTGATAAACTGAAAGTCCGCATGAAAGCCTATTTCGAATCATTGGAGATACAAAATGTAAATTCTGTAGGTGGAAAGATAGTTCTAACTCCGGGTGGTGCTGTTACGCTTATTGATGTTTGGACCAAGGGCACCATTGAACAAACGCCCATACTTTCAATGGCAGACGGGAATCCTATATTGCTTGCAGATGGCAGTGAACTCCAATTGATGGATAAAGAAACGGTAGACAATGGCGTCCCCGAAGGCGTGTACAGATGTTTCTTCCTTGCCGAGCAGGACGGTGTGGAAGTGGAGAACCGCTTCCGTGCAGGTTTCCAGGTACAGAGCAAAAACTTCAACATACAAAAACCGGGAGAATACCAACAGGTAGCGAACCATTATTATTGGCGTTTATGTGTAGGGGCAAGCAAAGAGCCTATCAATGTCGGCATATACAAATTGCACTATATTGACCTCAGCATGGCGGATTGCGACACAGGCAGTGACATTCCGGCAAAGGGTGATACTGTAGCCCACCTTGGTGCACGAATCAAATGGAAAGGCATTGACAACAAGGACGTGACGGATGAAAGCAATATTGACGCACAGAATGCCATCGTTTTCTCTTCTACCGATGTGTTCAGCCCGAGTGTTACTCTGTATCACGGTATAGACTCCTACTCCTACTTGAACAAGGAGTATGTTGAGTATGGTGTAGACAAAACTAACAACAAGGCGTTTTTCCATGTATACGGTGATGCGTATATTGGGGACCGTGATGGTAACAGCTTTGTTAAGTTCACCCAAGGTGAAGGCGTGGAATTGAAAGGAAAGCTGTCGGTCGGTACTACCATCGGCAATGGAGACACCATCGAAGATGCTCTCAAAAAAGCATCTGAAAAGTACATTGAGGATTTAGACCCTCTGAAAGAGTACATCAAGCAGGAAATAGATAATATCCAGAATCAGGTTGACGGTGCGATAGAAACATGGTTTTACGACCCTGTGCCCACCCTTGAAAATCTTCCCGCATCCGATTGGGATACAGATGAGAAGAAGAACAATCATTTGGGAGACCTCTATTACAGCAAGGAGGGAAAAGCATACCGGTTCCAATATGAACAAGAAAAGGGATGGTATTGGAATGCCATTACCGATACGGATATTGTCAAGGCTTTGGAAAACGCTCAAAAAGCACAGGATACCGCAGATGGGAAAAGACGCATCTTTGTGAGACAACCGCAGAATTCGGACGCATACGACATAGGTGATATGTGGGTAAATGCGACCTACGGGAGTACTTACAAGGACGATATGCTCAGAGCGAACACTTCGAAAAAGGCAGGGGAAGCATTTAGTATCTCACATTGGGAGCTTGCATCAAAATACACTGATGATACTTTGGCGCAAGAAGCAAAGAAAATAGCCGAAGAAACGAAGAAAGCGGCTGAAAAGCTGGATAGTACTGTAAGTTCAATGAAGGACTTTACCGATGAAGCATTCAATGATGGTATCGTAGACAGAGGGGAAGCGGCTGCGATTAAAAAATACCTGAATAATATTGATTCCATCAAAAACGATGTAACAGAATCCTATAATAAAATTATAGAGAATGAGCTTCTTGATGAAGGCGTGGTAAAGACGGAGTTGGAAACTGCGTACCGCTTGTTCAATAACTCGGCACAGGAGCTTATAAACACCATTAACGGTGTGATTCAGGACGGTAAGACCACAGCGACCGAAGTGGCTATGGTGGATGGCAAGTATTCAGCGTTCAACTTGAAGTACGGTGATTTTATTGCCAATGTCAATGCTGCGAACAATTATATACAGGGCAAGCTTAACGAATCCATCAAGGAAATATCAAAGAATATAGGAGATATATCCTATCTGACGAAAGCACTTAAGGAATATACCAATATTGAGGGTGGTCTTATTCAATCCTCATTGTTAGCTTTAGGATACACCTCGGAAAGCGGTTTCAAGATAATGAGCGGTACGAACGGTGTATACCAATCCGACAAGCGTGGCGGAGGTATTGCTTCCTGGTGGGGAGGTTCCATGCTGGACAAATTCGATTACCCGGAAAGCAGCGTGCCGGAAAACGTTGCCAAAGGTCTTGTGCGCTTTGACGGTACGGGTTACTTTGCCAACGGTGCACTTTGGTGGGAAGAAGATGGTACACTCCATGCAGACCCGTTGTCATTCTTTGTCGGTGAGGAAACGGTCGGTGTATTACTGTCGGCATTTAAGTTCTTGCGCTCGGCAGAATTCAAATATATATTGGAACCTCAATATCCGTTCACTCATATAAAAGCCATCAATTCTGTCCAAATCGGTAATGCCTTGCTGAAATATGACGCAGCCAATAATGCCGTATATGTAGAGAAGGATGATGGGTCTATGGTTAATTTCTACGCTACGGGTGACCTTGCTGCGTTCGGTTCGACAACCGGTGGTGGAAGTGGTGCAACCTCATTGGGCATGCTGGACGATGTAGACCTGGTTACTCCTCTATCGGAAGGACAGGTATTGACGTACGACTCGGTTAAAAACAAGTGGACGAACAAAAAAGGCGGTGGCGGTTTGGATATAGATGCCATGTGGGAAGAGCTTGCCAAGTCTGACACGTCCAAGAGAATCCATTTTTCCCACATACCGGACTTGGGCAGTGTATATGCCAAGCAGGTAAATCTGGGCACGACTACTTACAATGTATCCAATGGGGTGATCTCTCTTCCTGCGTACCCGACCAGACTGTCCCAATTGGAGGATGATATTATAACAGGAAAGTATCTGCCTTTGGCAGGTGGGACGATAACAGGCAACCTTGCGATAAACGGAACTATGACTACTAATAATATAGTTCTGAACAAAGCCGGGAATTTTGGTAACAAAATAAACTTCGGTGACGGTGATTACGTATACTTGAAGGAGGCGTCTGATGATTCCTTGACTATCTACGGAAGCAAAAAAATATCCCTTAATGGTTCGGGATTCGGTTACAGTTTCGGTTCTGATGGGCTGATTCCCACATCGGGAAGCAAGAGCCTTGGCGGTGGATGGAATAGCAATATGTGGAGTACTGTTTGGGCGAATAAGGTTGGGTGCACCATAATTGGCAGCGAACCTGATAATGCTCACGATGGGGGTAGTCCTTGGAATGGTTTATCCTTTGCAGGGAATGACAATTTTGTGCACATGTCGGGATATTACGGTATCGCATTCTACACTTCGGCAGGGCGTGTAGCTCAGTTCCAGTCGGACGGTATTGTTAATATCACGAATCTCTATTGCTACAACAATCTTCAATGCAGAGCATCATTCGTAAGCACGATGACAGACCGTTGGCAATTACAATGGCCGATATACTTCAATCCGGACAATGCCGTATTCAGGGCTAACCAATTATCCTTGATGATGTACGACTCCTGTAGACCGATCATTAGCTGGAAGGATACACTGGACGGTGTTGGATGGCAGACAAGATACACCATCGGTACGTATCGACCTAATTACGACACATGGGGAACCATGCTGATAGCAGTGTCGAATGATGATGGAGGTAACAGCCCGGGGATTAGATTGGAGCTTGAGGCTTCTAATAACAGGGCGGTTGTCCGGGGGTCGTTCCTTGCAGAAGGTGAGGTTGCCGTTTATTCGGACGCCCGCTTAAAGTCATGTATAAAACCGCTACGGAACAGAGGGTTCATCACCCCTGTCAGTTATATCAAGGATGGAAAGGAAAGTATAGGGTTTATCGCACAGGACATGATAGAATTGTATCCTGAGCTGGTGTCTAAAGGCAGCACGAAAGAACACTACCTGTCCGTGAACTATGCCCAATATACGGCAGTATTGCAGGCTCAGATAATTGAGCTGCACAAAGAGATTGATGATTTGAAACGTAAATTTATAAATTAAAAACTATGGTTACATTATTGATTATTTCGATTATTCTGTTTGTATCCTATATCGGATATACAGTCGGGATGTATGGCATCCCTGCAAGTATCAGTGACACATACTATCGGCTTGGAAAGAAGGGTTGGCTGTTCACACTCTTCTGTCTTGCCGAATCTTCCCTGCTGGTTGCATCGTTTATCGAGGCCAGCAAGGAAGAATACCAATTCCTGGCGTTTATCGCAAGTGCATCATTGGCATTTGTCGGCTCGGCTCCCTTGTTCAAGGAGGACTATAACCGCAATATCCATTATGTAAGCGCGGGAATCTGCGCGCTTGCCTCTCTTGTATGGCAAGTGTTGATGAGTTTTTGGTACGTCCCTCTTATAACCTTCCTTGGCGGTGTAATCGTATTGGCATGCCTTAAGTTCAGGAAGCCTGTGTTTTGGATGGAGATGTGTGCCTTTATCTCGACTTATATAACCCTGTTACTGCTCTACTGATATGGCTAATTCGAATAACGTAATTACGTCTCCTGTCAATCTGAGGAGTGACGTTGCTTCCGTTCTTGGAACGTCTGCAGCGAATGTGAGCGGGTTATGCACGAGCCATGAGATTAATATGTGGTCAAGATGTAAGCCTGTCCATATTGCTTCTGCTGCTCCTGACAGGAGCATGCCGTCTGACGGTGAAGGGGCGTGGTGGAAAGGCTCGATGAAGAATTGCGGCATTAAGCCGCCCCCTGTAGCGTCTTATGAGGAAATCCCCAAGCTGTATACGGAAGACAAGATGAACGGATATACCTATGAGAGACCTTGGGGCGGAAGTGGGAGCCCGTACAGGTTGGCTGATTTTCTGTTATACAAGCATAATGCATGGGCACCCATATTCGCTTTTCAGTGCGATTCCAAGGTATCCCAATCCGGAACCATATCATGTTCGGTTGGAATCAACATTACCGATGTGGACAAATCAGGTCCCGGCTCTATAACGTTGTCCGATATAGATTTCGGAACTAACCTTGAAACATGGTGGTTTGGGGCGATGTTGGTTGACTCGTCCAACAGAATCGTAAGGAAACTGGCGAACGTGAAGCCGGGTGTGTCATTGGAAATGCCTGCCAGGGGTCTGACACTAGGTCAATATTATGATGTATATCCATTTCTATGCATGAATAAGATTGATAGCATCTATGACTTGGATTCGGTTAACTTGTTCCTGCCCGTTATGAACTGCTCTCCCGGCAGGGTTAAGTATGTATCGGAAGAAGAAGCGGGTGGTTTGGTAATCAATCTGAATGCAGAGTATGTGACGCATCCAACGACAGGTCTGAATACGGCTGTCAAGTGGGAACTCAAGTTAAAGGCTACCAATGGCAATATGACACTTCGCAACAATTGGATTAGTCTGCGATTCATAACGAGTGACGTGATCGACCCGTTCCAGGCAGGTGAGCAGCAAAAATCTTTAGGAGACAAGGATTTGACTCTGGACAATCCGGTTGTGATATCGGGTCAATTTGATTTGATGGATTTCTTGCAAGAGTACTATGTATATGTTACACTATCCAACGGAAAGTACACGAAGAAGGCTTATCCTTTGGCTTTGAACCCTAACCCATAATATACTAATCATTAAATTATACAGATATGGAACTGATACGAAAAAAAGAAAGTATTACAAGGCTTTATGAAAACGGTGAGGTCTCAAACAACACAACAAATGATATCCAATATATCGTATTGGATGGAGATGCTTATGTCGGCACAGCCTCTATCATGCCCACAGGGTTTACCATGACAGTAGGCATGAAAGCTCCCATCGAAGATATAGAGAGTATGCTTAGAAGCATATTGTCTTCCATCCCCAAGGAAGGAGGTGCAAAATGAAAATCAACGAGATCATCAGAAAAATGAGTTTTTTGCAACTCGTGCCGCTGAAATCGGATGAGGGTGCGCCGCTTGCCAATAAAACGAAGGTGAAGATTATCTTGAACCTCGTAGCCTACGAAAGGGCAATGGAGAGCTTTAACGAGGATATGCGCGGTATCTATGCCAAGCTGAAGCCCGAAGGTTATGATGCCCAAGCCTTCCCCCGCGTGAATGAGCTGGAGAAGAAAGAAAACATAAGCAGCGAAGAAAAACGAGAGCTTGAGTCGATTAAGCAGAGTGAGGAATACCTCTCTTATGTTGATATGAAAAAAACATTGATGCGCGAGTTTGAAGAGGCAAGAGAATGCGCTTCGGCAGACAATGACTATACAGTCAGCGAAAGGGCACTCACAGACGATGATTTGGTTTCCATTGCGGAAGTTATCCCTTCGGATAAGGAGTTTGCAATCGGCAGGAATGAAGATGGGGAAATCAAGGTTAATGGCATCACCGTGTTGGCGGAGATTGGCAGAATGTTTATAGTGTAAAACAAATAATTATGGCAGGAAAAACGATTAACGAGCTTGACGCACGGACAACACTGAACGGTAAGGAGAACATACCCTTTCAGGAAGGGAATACAAACGGAAGATTATCTACCGATGCGTTGAAAATATACGTGGCACCTGATTTAACAGCTTATCAGAAAACCGTAGACGCTGATAAGAAGTATCTGTCTGCCGAAGCTATTGACGATGTAACATCAATATTATAGTTATGAGAATAAATTATCAGTCCGATTTTAAAATCATAGAGAAAAACCTGAATGGAGACCTGAAAACTCCTTTCCGGTTTACTTATCAGACAGCATTGTCGAAACCCGTTGTAGCCTCTTTCGATGGGCACGAATACAAGAACTGTCGCAGGCTGGATGATGGCAGCCTGCTGGTTGTGTTTGATAATCATGGCATGCGTCCGGGCAACCTGACGGTCAGACGCGAGTATTACCTTACTGATGCTGATTTTGCTGATGGTATCTGTAACCTTGTATCCATGGAGTTTACAGGCATCGTTCTTGTCAATGGCAAGTCTGATGACAGTACAGGTACAATTGACGTTTATCCTAACTATCAGAAAGGCGATAAGGGAGACCCAATGACATGGGAATCCATGACAGAGGAGCAGCGTACCGAATTAAAGGACTCTGTGGTAAAGGATGTGCAGAATGAGATGCTTTCTTCCTTTCCTATTTCTGATAAAGAATACGAAGATGTATTGAGTGGTTTCCTTTTATCGGGAACCGATAAAAATATATTTACGAAATTAAAATAAGAATTATATGGCTAAAATTCATAAACTTACCAAAGAGGGTCAGACCATTTACCCTGCTACAACCACTGATGCGGTGGTACATCCGACTACGCGTAAAAACCTTACGGAAGAGCTAACCGAATTAGAAAATTATAATGGGCTGGATTCCCCTCATTGGGGAGTTGCTGTTCAAGAAGATTTCAGTAAAGTTGGAATGTTTCTCCTAAATGGAGAATTTAGCGGCAATAATCATTATGAAACAAAATTATATTCTCTTAAATCCTTTAAAAAAGGAGTTGCTTCTATTCAAGAATATGGAAGTGGCTACTACTCTATTGGTATTTCAGATTCTAATTTTAAAATGATTAAGCCTATAATGAGGGTTAATTCTATGGATCCTAAAAACGTTCTATATAGTTTTATCTCTAATGATTCGGAATATTATCTTTTTGCTACAAGTCGTATAAATACTGGAGGAAAAGAACCGGAGTTATATACTGAATCTTCAGGTGTAAATAAAATACAAGAAATAACAAAATCAATTAAGTCATTAAATTCAAGTTTAATAGTTTCTAAAGAGACAAAACTAAGTTCAAAAAAATCTCTTGATGGATATTTTACAATGGATAATAAATTTCTAACCGGTCAATATACGACAGAGTTTTATCCATTAGAAGATTGTAATTATATTCTAAAAGGCATAGATTATGGTACAGCATTGGTAACGTATGGGTATTCTAAAGCAATGAGTTCTTCTGTAGAAGATATATTATTAAAATTCCCAATGAATTCTCCAACACAAGAACCTATAACGTTTAGATTGAATAAAGATGATCATCCTAAGGATGCAAAATTTATTTTTGTAACAAAAAGAAAAAATTCAGAAAAAGATCTTTTTAGGGTATCAGACACCTACATAAGCGATATGTTATTTGAAGCTGATTTTACTAAAATGACAGAATCTATATCCTATGCTGGGTATATTCTCCATGAAGAGTGGCTCGAAAATAACTCTTATACAACTTTTTATTACCCATTAGACAAGTCTTTAGATTATAAAATTATAGGTGAAGAATATGGTTCTGGTATTCCGAGCTATGGTTTTGCAACAAATACTAATAAAGAAAAAGATAGTATAATTAAATTTATTGAAATGAATGCCGGCTCTGGAGTTGTACCTTTCGATGTTGTAATAAAGAAAGAAGATATTCCTTTAGAAGCCAATTATATTTTTGTGGTTTCAAGAAATAGTAATCCCAAATATCTGTATGAAGGACTGAAAAAATTTATTCCCGAATTAAATAAAGAAAAAATAAATTTATTAGAAACCCTCCTCCCCTCCGGTACTTTTAGAGCAAGAGTTATTGAATATACAGATAAGGTTGTTGGAAAAGAATATACTGACAACAATGTTAATAGAACTTTTAATCTGTTACAGGTTATAAGAAAGTATAATACTACGCATGATATAATGGTATGTCTTGGGTTGAATGGCCCTAATGGAATGTTTGGTATTCGTGGATGGAGATTACTTTCCAATCAAAACAGAACATTATCAAAATTTCCACAAGATACGTCATTTACAGAAATGAGTGAGACTATAGGGCCATGGAAAATAAAATCTGTAAGCAATGCAGTAGGAGATAGCGGTCAAGACTTTGTAGGAGGATTTCATGCTTTAATTAATCCCGATACAGATAGTAATTATCCATCCGCAAAAAATTTAGGATACATTATTTATGCTGATAACAAGGAATTATCTGTGGGAGAAGAAGTTTTTTGTAATAGTATAACAGCAATTTCTTCTGTTAATATATGCTCAAGCAACACTTTTGACAAACAAACAAATACGGCAAGAGAAGTTCTTAATTATCAAGATACTTATCAAATGCAAGGAGATAAAATATATGTATTTGCCAAATTTAAAGCACTAGAAGATATTACCATAAATTTACATTATGGGCTTCAAACTGCTGTGTTTAATCCTATTATTGGCTATTTGACTGATAATGGAGTAATTGAAACAAATACAAGCATAGATTATACTAAAAAAGAAATTACACAAATACCTTATTTAGTTTATGCTAAAAAAAACGATGGAAACACTTTGTTCTGCAAGATGTATGATCAAGGTGCTATGACTGGGGATAGAGCGAACGGTGTTAAAGCTTTCCAAATAAGTTATGGCGCAGGAAATACTAAAACTTATCACTATGTATATGGAAATGGTAAAATAGGAAACCTGAAAAAAGGTGATTCAAATTACTATACTGGATGGTTTTGCATTTCTGATAAAGATTTTGCAATTGTAGACTAAACTTCAAAAATTCCCTGCATACCTTCTCAGGCGGGCAGGGAATCAAGATTAGCTTCGAGTTCCGGTTAACAAGGTTTTGCAAATATAACATTAAAAATTAATCCGACAAATGATTAGTGCAATAGTTAGAGATGGCATCGATAAGAGCGTAGCCGGAGGATTGGCAGGAATAGCTACCGCATTCGTTCAGGAGAGTATAGAACACATGATTCCGTGGCTGATAGTGTCTGCTGCCGTGATTATATGTGATTTAGCCTGCGGGCTGAGAAAGAGTATCATAATGGGCGAACAGGTCCGGTTCAGTCGGGCGGTAAGGCGAACCATGGGCAAGATGGTTACATACTTCAGCTTTGTTTTCATGGTGGTTATGATAAACAAGGCATCGGGCAGCCGTTACGACATTGATATGTATTCCTGCCTGATGGTATGTTTCTTGGAAATGTGCTCGATTATCAGCAACATACTTAAACCGAAGGGAATCGAGCTGAATATTGTCGAAGCGTTCAGGCTGATTTTCGGCAAGACATTAAAGGTTGACAAAGAAGATATTAAAGAAGTAATTAAGGAGGAAAAGAAATGAAATTAAGAGTAGAAAGATTATGGAAGAAACCCGCTTATACGGTGGGCAGACTGTTCGTAGACGGAAAGTTTTTCTGTAACACACTGGAAGACACCGTCCGCGATTTGAGCAATGAAAAGAAGGTATATGGCAAAACCGCCATCCCTTACGGAGAATATAAAGTGGTATATAATTGGTCTCCCAAGTTTGGCAGAAACCTGCCACGATTGCTTAACGTCCCTGCCTTTGAAGGCATCTTGATACATCCGGGGAATACTGCCGATGACTCTGCCGGCTGCATACTTGTCGGAAGGAATACGGAAGTCGGGCGATTGACCGAATCCCGATACACCTCCGATAAGCTCAATGTGCTGATAGAGGATGCACAGAGAAGAGGCGAAAGTATTACAATTGAAATTGTTTAACAATTAAATCTACAATTATGGCATTAAAGGATATAACCGGCAATTTTGCAGCATCCGGCTCCAATCAGGAGTATAAGTTTCAGCCTGCTGCGTCTACATTTGGTTTGCAATTGGTATTCGATGCACATCCGTCCAAGGTGGTATTGTATCAGAGTTTGGACGGTGAGAATTGGGTGGCGTTTGACGTCGATTACGGTGTTGGGTCGGTTTGGCAGAAGAACATCGAAGGTGTTATTGGTGAGCAGCATATCAAGATTCAGTGCAATGTTAAGCCTGTCAAGGCATTAATTTTGGAGTGATATGAAGGTTAACACAATATCTTTAAATTCGGTGCGGTTGAATACAATCGCACTGAATCACATTGGCGAAATCCGTTCGGGTGGCGGTGCTTCCAAGCCTTCCCCTATCCCTCAATGGATAAGGGAGCATGTTGTTTTCTACTATGACGTAAAGAAGCAAGGTGCGACCAACGAAACATTGAAGGAATCTGCTTACTTGCAGGACTTGTCGGGTAAAGGAAGGAGAATGAAGCTAAATAACTTCTTGTTTGCCGAAATGAGTGGTGTTGGAGGGTACAATGATAACTTTTTGAAATGGAATTCACCTTCGTCATATGGTAATGTGGAAAAAGTTTCAAGTTCAGAAGTTGTAATCAAAAGCTTGTTAGGTGTTCAAAAAGGCGTTTTATATATTGATTTAAGTATAAAGGCTGTGAATATAAGATGTCATATTACAGGTATAACGAAAGAAATTGAAGGTAAATTCGTTTTTCAATATAATAAGCAAGGGAATAAACATATTATATTAAAAGATGGAGATTTTGAATTTGATTCAGAATCGTTGTCGCTTGGTAGTGAGAATGGTTGGGTAGGATTTACAACCCTTGAAGTTATAGACAACTGTAACATCACCATTACTCAGATACCCGAATATCCCGGTGCAGTAGTGACAGATGGTGTAGATGATTACGGATTGGTAGAGAATCTGAGTAGTGGAGTGAAGATGCTGTTTATGACGGTTAATCCGATAGGGGACTATAATAGTCGAAAAGACTATTATTCGCAAATCAAAAAATATGGTGACGATTTCAGGGTAATTGCTTACCCGAATGACATTGCGTATAATCACGAAAATCCAAATAATGTAACTTATATAAATGGTGTATTGAACAAGTCTATTTATCCTGAAGAGTTATTTGATATAAAACATACTTTTACAATTGTAAACAATGCAGTCCCTCTTAGTGAGGATAGGACATGCGTTTTTTTTAGATATAATCTAGATGGTGATTATTATTCTAGAATCGCCTTCTACAACTCCATAGCCTTTGACTCCATACCAACAGAGGCAGACGGATTCACAGAGCAAGAATTAATTGATTACGTATTAACTAATATAATTGGACAATGAGATATACAATCGTTACGATAGAATGGCTGACCCAACATGGACTGTTGGCTCTGCCGACAATGCGAAGCAACGCAGACGGCACTAAAGTAGTGCTGCATGAGGAATTCGTTAACCTCTTCCCGAGGGACTCCTTCCCCACCTACAGAATGGATGACCCCGAATTCGTACAAATCATGGAATCGGAAGAATGGAATCACGAACCGCAACCTTATAGTGCTGATTACATATTGGCTGCATCTGCACAAAACATGGTGGAATCCGCCAAAAAACAGATACAGACATTGAGCCTGACAGACAGCGAATCCTTGAAAGTTAAATCGCTGTATCCCGATTGGGCGGAATATATAGACGAATCCTTATCCAAGGGAATGAAGGTTAATTACAAGGAACACCTGTATAAGGTCCGGCAAGATATCCCTATGGTTTTGGAGAGCCAATATCCCGGCATGGCTACGGCAGCACTCTACGAAGTGGTTGTAGAGACCGCATCAGGCACCAAGGATGACCCGATACCTTATACGCCTCCTATGGAGATATTCAAGGACAAGTACTATACTCAGAATGACGTATTGTATATCTGCACAAGGGACAGCGGCCAGGCATTGACCCATGACTTAAGCAGCTTGGTAGGGTTGTATGTTAATGTTGCAAGCTTATGAAAACCATAATTTATTGTGTCATATTGCTGACGTTGGCAATATGCTCATCATGCCGTAGTGTAAAGTATGTGCCTGTTGAAACTGTACGTGTAGACAGTTTGTATCTCACCATCCACGAGAGAGATTCAATCCACATTAAGGATTCTATCTACATCCGTGAGAAGGGTGACACGGTATTCGTTGAGCGATGGCGCACGCAGTACAGGGATAGAGGAAGAACAGATACCTTATATGTTGACCGTGTGCGTGAAGTTCAAGTTCCTTACCCGGTAGAAAAAGAGCTAACATGGTGGCAGGAAGTCAAGATTAATTTTGGTGATTTTTCTTTAGGTATTATCTTTGTATTGCTGTTTATTATTATTTGGATGATAAAGAAGAAAGGAGGTTCAAAATGAAATAGAACACTATACCGAGGATTATCCTCACAACGCTACGAGTAGAAGCGTAGCAATTACTCAAAAATAACAAAAGCAGTTCTTTCGGGGGCTAAGAATTAAAAAAAAGCCCCCAACATACATCATATTAATATTGCCACATAAAAACATGATAAAGCATAAGATACCTGATGTTGGGGGCTAATATCTTCAACATAAATATCTTATGCTTTGTTCATCAAAATCTCATGTTTTATGTGGCGAGGCAAAGATAAGCATAAAAATTAGAAAAAACTATGTGCAAATCAGAAATCTTTGCCAAGATAATTAATATTGTTTCAAAAGAAACCGAAGTGCCTGTAGACCAAATATTATCCTCTGATAAAAACATGGAAACAGTGGATGCCCGGTATCTTCTTGTGTCTCTCCTGTCTGAAAGCGGCATGTACCCTTCACAAATAGCCGTTCATATCCACAAAACCAAACGTGCTGTCAACTACATGATATCAAATTTCTATGAGAGGATGGAAAGTGGGAAAATGTTGAGAATATATTGGGATAATATAAAGAAATCATTGGGAAACAACTGATTTTACATAAGTTACAACATATGTACTTTTGCATACGGTCAATTTTGACCGGGATACAAAATACAAATACTTATGGAAAGAACTTATGTTTTTAATTCAGACGGAGGCAATGGAGGTTCAGGCGGTAGCAAGCTTGACATTACCGCCATGCTTCCCGGAATGTTTGGGAACAAGGGGATAGACCCTAACCTGCTTGCCTTGATGAATAACGGCAACGGCTTTGGAGGACAGGACGGATGGTGGAGCATTATCTGGCTTGTTGTGATAGCAAGTATCTTTGGATGGAACGGCAACGGTGGCGGTTTGTTCGGTGGACGTGGAGGAAACGGAGCTAACGGACTTCCGGCAGAATTGGCAGGAAACGCAGGACGCGAATTGTTGATGCAAGCTATTCAGGGTAACGGTAATGCTATCTCTCAATTGGCTTCTTCATTCAACTGCTCTACCCAACAGGTTCAGACAGCATTGTGCAATGTTCAGAATAGCATTACACAAGTAGGTAATCAGGTGGGATTGTCAACCAACCAGATTATTAATGCTATGCAGTCAGGCAACCAGTCTATCCTTACTCAACTTGCCGATTGTTGCTGCAAAACGCAAACAGCTATTGAAAGACAAGGCTATGAAGGACGTTTGCAGAATTGCGAATCAATGAATGCCCTTACCAATACAATGAACAACAATGCGTTGTCATTGCGTGACGGGGCTACTGCAAATACGAATGCTATCCTTGCCAAACTTGATGCAATTCAAAATCAGGCATTGCAGGACAAGATTGCATCTCTTACTGCGGAAAAGGCTACTTTAACAGCCGAAATATCCCAGCGTAATCAGAACGCCACTATCCTGAGTGCAGTAGGACAACAGATTGCTCCTTTGGCAGCCGGATTGCAGGCATTACAAGGAGACGTAGATAAAATCAAATGCAAGCTCCCCAATACTGTGAGTGTTCAATACCCCAATTTAACCGCTATTAATACAGATTGTTTCCGCGCAGCCGCCTACGGTGCATATATGGGTGACGCTGTATACGGACGTAGTGGATGTGGTTTCAACAACTACTGGGGTTAATCCGGTAAGAAAGGAGGTAGATATGTGGCCTAACTTTTTTACAGGATTCCCATCCCTATTCCCATCAATCGGAAGAACAAATTTCAACACTCTTCCTACGGTGGCTGTGACCGTCGGCACGGAGAATGTTACTTTGGAACTTCCTAACCACGCATTCCGTAACAGGGATTATGTTGGAGGGTTCTATATCAGCCTCCGTCAGGCTATACCTGCCGGCACGACTGCAACTCTTCCGATACTGATAGGGACTAATGGGGACACAAGACCGTTGATGGCTTATAACAATGAGCCTGTGACTGTTGAAAACTTAGCCGGAACAGGCATCTATGAAATTCACTATAACAAGTACACCAACGAATTGTATCTTGTTAATGGTGGATACAGACCGACAGCGGCTCCGGCTCCTACAGCAGAAACAGCTTCTTTAAGGAGCAAGTAATAATTAACATGGAGTTTTGTGGTGATTTCCAAAATGGGAATAGCCACACTCCTTTAAAATCAAACAATCATGTTTCAAAACTTACGAGTAAACAGTACATTATATCTTCTTCATAGAGGTGCAAATCCAAGTTTGGAATGTGGGCAGGTCGTTAATGTAAGCCCCATAAAAACCATATATAAGACTGTTCCCAACATGCCTTATCCACAGCCGGTACAGGTTATTGATTTTGTCGTGAATATAAACGGACAGAATGTCAATTTGCAAGAGATACCGGCTAATGCCAATATTGCCGATGATATTAAGACAGGAATGCTGATTACAGGGTCAAGAGACGAAATGAATACTGAGGTCCTTACCATGAAGCAGAAAAGTGAGGATGTCCTAAAAAGTGTGGAATATCATCAGAACTTTCTTAGGGTATGTGACCAAATGCTTGCCATGCTGAACCCTGAATTTGCAGCCAAGCAACAGCAGGAGCAGGAAATATCCGCATTGAAAGGGCAAATGTCCAATATGGATAAGAACATGCAGGAAATGAGCAAAAATATGGCTGATCTCATTGCACAGAATCAGAAGTTAATGGAACAGCTCGGAGTGGTTGAAGCATCTAAAAACAAGAAATGATTATGGGAATGTGGGAAATATTAGAAGAAGGGCGTGACGATTACGGACGCGGCTTCGGTATGAGAGGTGACGAAGTGGAGGAAGCCTACAAGGAAGGCTGCCGCAAAGGTTACGAAAAAGCCATGAGAGAGATGCGCGGAGAGATGGGTTTCCGTGATGGTGGGAGAAGTTATTCAGGTGGTGGAAGCTCATCCGGCATGGATGAACGCAGATACCCCGGATACTTTCCTGAATATCCGCGTATGGATGAAATGGGCGAACGCAGACGCAGACACTCTAACGGTGAATTCTATTAATAACAGGAGGGGTGAAACGCCCCTCTTTTTAAATTAAGGCTATGGAACAAAGATTAGATACATATAGCAAATTCCCATCAGGAATGCAAGAATACCTGGAATCATACGGATTCCATTTCAGTAAAAAACTTTACGAATGGGCTGTTTCAAAAATGAAAGTGAAAGACGAGGCAACAGGCAAGGAAAAGAAACTTGACCCTTGGAGTAAAGATGAGGTGGACGATATGCTCAAAGCAAACGGAATTACCATCGAACACGACAAAGGATATGACGTTGCCTATGTTGCAAATATGTTGAAAGCAGATTTTTTCAAAAAATCATTGGTTGACGAAGCACATTTGTGCAAACACATAAAGTGCTACCTTGATGATATTGATGGGGACCCTTGCAGGGCGTTTGATGAATTCTTTGCCACCTGCATCGGTAAAGGAGTTCCTGTAATTTGGTCTGATGTTATATGATTGTTCAGGAGTTCTACATACCGAAATATGGGGATTGGCACGTCAAGGTGTATTATGCGGTACACACTTATTGGGCTAAGGAAATCATTACCGACCTGTACCGTATAGGATGCAGGGGGGATTCCCTCAAACGTGCGTATCGCAACCTGACGGAAGGCAGGATGAATACCGGACTTACCTATTCGGACTACAGGAGAAGAGAGACGGTAATGGTGCTCTCTTTGACTTCTACCCCCGAACAGTTCCAAAATTCGTGGGACCACGAAAAAGGTCATTTATGCCGGCATATCTCCAAGGCTTTCGGAATTGACCCTTATGGAGAGGAAGCACAATATCTCAGCGGATATGTCGGTCAGAAGATGTTTCCTGTTGCCAAGAAATTCTTGTGTGAACATTGCAGAAAGGGAATGGAAAAATAATAATCGAACAGAAGCGTTCTTTGACTTGTTGAAATTACCGCTAAATTTAAAGTGTTAATAGCCATCTTTGGTATTGTCATATGTTTCTGAAAGTAGGAAGAAAAAAAGAGTTAGAAAGACTGATGATACTAAAATAAAAGAATTTGATGATATGGAAAGTTTGACATCTTTTCTGGCTACAATTTGACAAGAATGTATTTCTAGGCATATCTATTGAAAAATATTCACCGAAAACTTAAAAGGCAAATATCAATAAAGTCTTGTTGATTCAAAATAAATCAGAGCGGTAATTCCCAACGGTTTTACCGCTTTTTTTTATGCTAACATAATATGAAAGATGATAAGTTGAACATATTGCTTGAGCAATCGGATGATATTCCTCATTGGGTATTCTGCCAACTGCTAGCCATGATACAATGGAACGTTTAGAGAGGTGGATTTGTAAAATGATTCCCTTTGTCGTTTTGATGAAGGTGGCTTTGTTGTGCGGCTAATTGAAGTTTATGGGATATTTGGGATGAACTACCTATCATTTGATTGTCCATAGCTTGTTAGTGTGAAGAAAAGAGGACCACCCGATTAAGAATGATCCCTCCCCCAAAAAAATGGTTACTTTATAAGGACTCACATTTGAAAACCCCTAAATCTTCAGTTTAGCGGTAGTTCACAAAGTGAATGCTGCTACTGCCCGCACCCTGTAACTGTAGCACTTGTCGCCGTTGCTCGTCTGCCCACTGAAGAAGTGTACGTACCAACTGAGGCTGAGACTGTATTCTGTACTGGACCAATACCATGTGGAGGATAACGGTTCTTTGCCTATGTACCTCAGCACATCGTTTATATTATCTTGATAATGAGCCATTAAATTAAGCTGTCCTAATGATGGGATATATTCGTCATCTTTCAGCAGATTAGACAGTTTAGGATTTCGCTCAATCAGTTGAGCAGTGTTACGCTGTCCATTCATATCAAATAGTGCATCACATTCACGCCCATAATAAATTTGATTTCCAAATTCCTCTCGGCTGTCATTGTCAAGCAGCTGAACATCCTTATGCTCCGTCAACGAGATGGCAAACGATACGTCTTTGTGCTTTAATCCGATGTATCGTACACAATCTTTGAAGTTATCGCCGGTAAACGGTTCTGCATGTCCGTCTTCGTAGATTAGATACAAGCCGTTGGTCCAGTCTGCCATGTCTTCTTTAGTCGGCATCATAACCGATTGGCGTAAATTTTCAATGTTAACCTTCATCGTCTTATTGTTTTTAGATTGTTGCTCAATACTTTTTCCCATTTTTGTTTTCTCTCAATTCATTGTATCTCATCTTCTGATTGATGTGCCATGTGAGGTCTATGTCCAAATGGTTGGCAAGCCCGAAAATAGCCAATAGCATGCCATTTAATTGCTTTTCTAATGGATAGTCATATTCATACGCATATCTGATGGGAATTGTGGATATAGCATATATACTTTCTGTAAAGGTCTCATCCTCGCAACTTTCCTCCGCCTCGTATAACATTTCTTCCGTAAAATCCTCGATGTCTATCTTACGCAATCCGCACAAATCAAGCAGGCGTATAGCTGCATCGGCAAGTTCGTCTTCCACACGGTCTTTGATATATGCTTCAAAGTTTTCCGCAAAATACTTATTTTGATAATGAAAAGTCCGTTCGTCAAATATTGTACCTTTTTTATCGACTGGAACTTTTGCAAATCGCTTTTTCCTATCTGCTTCCACAGCTTCCATAAGTTCGTATATAACTATACAAAGGTAGTGTTTATTACTCAATTCCTCATCGTGAAAACCGTGTTTACAAGCGGTTTTATAAGCGCGATCGCGCAATTCGTTTAAATTAATATTGTTCATTTCCTTATTCCTAATTTGATTTCTTCGTCCTTGATTATTCTCCAATCTTATCAGCTTCCTCATACCGTTCCTTATTTATTCACATCTTTGCAGTTCCAAGAGCTGGGTGATGTAAACAATGTCGTTACGATATGACACATGACGGACGCATTTTTCTATCTCATCAAACCTATTCTCCATGCGTCTGTGACACTTGCTTACCAAAATTAAGGTAAAAATGCCAAAGTACAAAAATTTAATGGGGCAAGTACGGATTTAAATATTAATTCTGCTGTTTCCATACTTATTTAATCATAATCAATAGCTTTGCAGCCCAATAGAATATCACGCAATATAACACATATCCGAGTAATCTTTCGCAAGTTTGCGAAGGTTCTAATCCTGTAATAAAGTCCCACATATTATACTCATATACACAAATTAGATATGATATGATGGCAGATGCCAATACATATGTGAATTTTCTCATAATCATATAAGTTTTAATGCTTCCTGTAATCCTGCTTCAAGTGCTTCCTCGTAGGTGACATATACTTTATAGCCATTCCCTTTGTTTATTTCGTTCTCCATCCAGTCGCTTTCTTCTGTTGGAACATTGAAATCACAAAAAGAAAGCTTCCATCTTTTTCCAATAACAGGTTCTACATATACATACACACCTCTTATTTCACGCAGCCACTTTTGGGCGATATACAATGTTGGACACAAAAATTCAACTGCTTCGTCATCTATTTCCGTACAACACGACATACTTTGCGGAAGGTTATATTTTGTAATAACCTTATTGCGGTCTATTATGTGTTCACACTTCCAATTGAAGCCCTTATCTTTCAGCAGCTTCGCAGTCTCTAATGTTACGAGTTCTTCGGTCATAATTAACTTTTATTAAAGAGTTCAATCAATTCGTTTACGGTAGCCTTGTGGATGGTATCCGTGTTAATGTAAACATCATTGTAAGCCCAATAGGTAGAGAACTTGATTTCCGGACACAGAATCCATTTATCTCCATCCGTAAACCATTGGTTCTTGTCTGTATCATTCCTCAATGAAGCGATAGCTAAGAAAAACTCCTCGTTGGTTCCACAATCAATTCTTCCTTTCTTGGTGACAGTATCTACATCATATATCACTCCATATAAATTACCATAAGACGTTATGATAGCCTTTCCCTCTTCGATACTTTTATGACTTCCCTTGCCGTCATAATTATGTGCATCTAAAGTTGTATCACCAGAATTAAGGATTTCATATCCCAACTCTTCCAGTTTCTTTCTAAGTTCCTTTGTATTTTTGCGTATAAAGCACGGTGTTGTAAATCCCATAGTCATTCCTCCTTATCTATCTTAATATCTGTTACTTTGCCACGATTGATAAAACATTCATCTTTACCTGCACCAAACATATCGCAAATAAGATAGTCACTATTATTGCATTCATTTTGTAATGAACATTCTTTGCAAGGGATTTTGTTCCCGGGCGACAATACATGAAGCATTCCGTCTTTTATTATTCCGCTCTTTATTTCCATAATCAATCTCCTTTCTCTTTAATCCGCTCCAATACATCCTTGTTGGTTCAATAGCTCACTAATGTTATCTATGACTTCCCCATCTGTCAACGTATCATCTAGGATGATAGATTTAATCTGACTTGAAAGCCATCATAGTAGTGTTATAACTACCATTACTTCGCTTTGCATAATCAATGCACTCTGCCACTTCTTTAGCAAGAAACAACGGATTTTCGGCAGTTCCGTAAACTGTAAATGAATGACCTAATAATTCAGCTTTTTTAATTACTTGTATATTCCCCATTTTATTCCTATATTGAAAAGTAAAGGGCAAATCCCGATGAAGCCTAATGTGGTTGTCTGCTCCAAAGGGAAATGCCCAGTAATATCTTTATTCACTCCAGCACATGACAACCACGAAATGAGCTGAACAACGTTGTTTCTACGATGCAAAAATAATGGATGATTTCCACTTTACAATATCCTAAAAATGAGGTAAAAATGTCCTTGTATTTGCGTGCATTATCCTGCATGATTGTGCGTTAATGAACATTAAAATACATCGAAAATAGATGATAATTTGTACTCATTCTTAACAAACCATGCGTATAAAGCATATCACATTAATTTTCTTGATACCATGCAATGATTATTCAAACATATATCATTGCTTTATAGGATATTAAAAAATAAGGTTGTAATTCCATCACTTTGCAAGTTTCACAAACGGATATAGGAACAAATGGAAAAGGTAGAGGATTAGCACTGCACAGAATGGAACAATCCCTTTTATGTGTCTGATACGCTTGAATATTCTCATCTCTTTGAGAAGGATGCCGATTACCGCCTTTTGGTAAGCGGTAGGAGAAGTTAACTCTTCCATAACTATAAATTAAACAATAAAAAACTGCGCTACGTGTTGTTCAAGTTTATAGCAAACTCCGTGGGCATTTCTACTCCACGACACGGCGCAGTTATATCTTTATATTTTTAAAGACTACTTTATGTATAGGCACAAAAAATGCCGCTACGTTTGCGGCTTTGCACTGCTATAATTTAGACACTGCAAAAAGCATAATTTTTGATATGGCAAAACTTTGCAGCGTGTTTTTGAGCATAAAGGATGTATTTACTCTATCTTTCTACCGTATTTACTACCAATACACATTAAACTTGCCAAATTATAAGCACAATTATGTATAGATTTTTCAGAAAAATCAGGTTCTTTATTCAATTTATCAGCCAGTGTATAAATAAGCTCTTCTGATGATTCTAAAATACCTTTCTTATTATCCTCTATTCCCTGTAATGCTTCCAGGTATCTTTCTTTTCCATCTTTTTTAGACTTAACATAGTAGTATTCATAATTAGACCTATCGTATCCTCCAAAGCTATTTTGACCTCTTGCATTAAATGACAGTACACATAAGCTATCATTGTTGATAATCGTTTTCACATTATCAATCTTAACAGATTCTGGATTCTTTGCCATTTCAAGAATGGTTTTCTTCATTTGTTTTTTGGCTTTACTTTCAAGTCCGCTACTGCACGAAACCAAAGCCAATGACGCAATAATCAATAAAAATAATTTCATAATACCTTATTTTATTCGTTAATATATTACCAACCCATTTCATCCATTTGCCTTAGTTGCTCTTCCTGCTCCTTACTCCCTTGGAAGTGAACTTGTTTTCCTCCGTCCTTTGAGTTATATCCGCCACCTTCTAAATATCTTATCCTCGCCTTACGTTCCAACTCGGCAGCTTCTTTCATACCCATATCTCGGAGTTTCTTTTCTCTATTTACGCTATTCCAGTACTCTTTATCATCTTTATCCATTGTTCCACGACCACGGACATTATCCCCATCGCTATTAGAACTATTAGAATGGCTCCCTCCAAATAATGTTTTTTGAAATTCTCTTTTCAATGCAAGAGCCTTACCATTAAGAGCCATTGCGTATGGGTTTAGTGTGCATACCACCATATATGATAAACTGCGATTGTCAAGAATACAAGATAATAACAAAGAATCGTTCACGTAATAATGGTCTTCCCTATCTAAAATCGGATGTCCTATCATCTCTTTCATCTCTGATAAAGGGAAATTTTTATATTCAGAATAAAGTGTATCGAAACTTATCCCCAACCCATAATTATCCATAATATTCTTTGCTATATTCTTTTCACCTTTGCTTCTTAAATCACCAAATCCTCTTATTATACAGAGTTTACCTTCATAAAATTCCAAAGATAATTGACTTATACCATTCTTTTCTGCTATGAAAAATCTCCAGTCTTTTATATCTGACTTATAATTATCGTTGTTTATTAGTTCAACAAATTCACTTAAAGTATCAACAACATCATATCCCATAGATTTGCATTGCAGAGCTACTTTATCATAATCATCACCCATAGTGAATCCATACACCCCCTTTATATTTGAGCTTTTGGCTTTCATTTCTTCTAATGAATCAAATCCTTTATGTGAATCACACGCCACAAAATCCAACGCAAATAAAGCTAATAATAAAATCTTTTTCATACGATATATTTTTTAGTTAAACGTCGCAAAATTACCACATAATCCACAATGGAGCAAAAAAAGAGGCATGTTAGAAAGCAAAGTGCCCATTAACGCTAACTCTAAGGGTTCGGCTTTACGTGTAGTTATACAATAAAAATAAAGCGGTAGGATGTTCTCTTACCGCTTCATACGTATGATAAATCTGTTATTATTTACTTCCGTGGTCGTATATATCACCGAATTTAGCTTCTATGAATATAGGGTATATCACACAGTCCATTATTAGACATACGAAAGGGCGGTTATCGCCACTATATCTGAAAACAGCAAGTTCTTTAATATCCTCTGTGATTATTGCAGGAAGGGATGTTGGCTTCAACTGTTTGATTGGTATCATTTCAAAACCATACTGGTGTTTCCCGGAAACGTTTATATCTTTCCAAGTAAGACAGCACAATTTTTGCATCCTCGTTACAAAATCCTTGAACACACTATTATCACATCCTTTTAAAGATGTTTTCATATCCAAGTACTTAAAGCAGAAAAGAGGTTCTTTGCTTCTCGCATCAACCTCTTTTTCTTTTAAATTAGGCTTTACATCTTTATGCTTTAACTTAAACTTGCCACTCATTTATGCTTCAATTTGTGTTTTGAAAAACGCCATCATCTTATCACGGCTTATTACAGAGTTTATTTCCGTGGTTTTCCAAGGAGATTCTTCATGTGTCATTTTCATCAAGGCTACAGCAGAAAACTGGTTGTATTCCTCATAAACATTGTTGAAAAGTTCTTCTTCATCATCTGATAAAGATATACCTTCTTTTGAAGTCGATATAGAATTGGATTCAAACGATTTATATTCCTTATATACAGAAGGGACAACCGGTCCATATTGCCAAGCAACAATATCCTCATCAAACAATGGTGTTCCAAAATATGCCAAATGGAAACCTTGTTGGTAATACATCATCTTCTGCAATTTCAGATTTGATATAGTATCACCATGTTCCAAATCTGTTTTGGATATAATTTTATTTGCGATGTCTAATGCTTTGTATGCCATAATACTAATGAGTTATTTGTAAAAAAACAAGGGGTAAGCATACCTATTATTCAAGGATAAGCTGCAAATACAGCTTTAAGGTATGCGTAGCCATGAGCGTAATTATGATGCAAATATAGAGGCTAAAATTTGTATTGCAATGGATTTCTTATTTAATTTATACATGTTTAATAGCATACAACAAAAATCCACGAACGCTACGAACGGGGATTACATTATCCTATTTTTAATGTTTTTACATTGATTGTCAGAAAAATCACGGGGGTATACAAAAATCAGTGTGCTATTTTTCAGATTTAATCTTTGAAAAGTGGAGCATAGCCAAAGCGTTCCAAACGCACTGAGCCAAATGCCGACAGCCTGTTTCTTCGTCAATCTCATTGCCTTTCTCAAACTCAACCAAGTGTCTTAGCATAGCAGCTTTATAGCGATTGTAACCATCAGGAAGATTCTGCCACCTGTTAGCACCATACTTCTCCGCTCCGGCAGTATAGACCCTCACAACATCTTCAATCAAATCCAAAGGCAGCAAATCCCACCTAAGTTTCTTGTCCTTAAAGTCGTTCTTTACAGATTCTTCCATATATTTATATTTTCACCTCAACTTCCACAACATACACCTTACTTACCTCACGTCCTAACTCATCGTATAACACACGCTTTACAAAGCCAACACCCGAAACTTGTACCCCAGTCTCATTCTCAAACTCATTCAAAAGAACGGCTATTTTGTCGTTCAACTCCTGCTTCTTTTGCTTTATCTCTTGAATATCCATAATTATTGTTCTGCCTTAAGATAAATATTCTTCAATTCGTCCTTTTTTAAAGATCCGTACTTTATTGCACGGTCTATACGCTTACGGGCATTACCATCCTTAGATTTTGCACTATTTTTAGAATTATCCTTAGATATAATCAGTTTAACCAACTCGTTCAAAGGGATAGGCTCTGCAACAGCTCTATCCCAAATAGAAGTGAAAAAATCTTTTGCAGGTTTTCCCATAAGTAATTTCTTTTCCGTTTCATCACCAACCTTTTCAAAATGAAGGTAAGGTTCCGAAATAATATTGAAATATGGCAGGAGCGACTTTTCATCCGGTTCACTCACCATGCGAGTTTTTAGTAGTTTTAGATAACGTCCTCCATTCCTTGTACGTCCTATGGCAAACACCCCGTCCGCAAAGTTGGAAAGAAGCTTGCTCCCTGCCATATTGGTTTTAGACAAGGGCTTCCATTCCTCAATCTTAGGCGTATGCGCTATTACCATGATACTGATTTTCAGCTCACGCTTCAATCTTGTAAGACCGTCCATAATAGCACCTGCGAACTCCGCTTCTGCTGTCTGCGTAGAAAGATAGGAAAGATTATCAAGTATCATAACCTTTGCACCTGTATCAATCAGCTTGTCTTTTATGCCGTCAATCACGTTCATGTTAAAATCTTCGCTGTCCACTTCTTCCGATATGGTGCATCGGATAAGCGACTTCGGGAAATCCGCATTGCAGTACCTTCTTGCAAGCTGCCTGTCCGATAACTCAAAGTCGAAGTACAAAACGGTTTGAGGACTTACCTCCACCTCCGTACATTCGCTTTCCCCTTTGGCTATCTCGTAGGCTATCTGCGTGGCAAGAATGGATTTACCTATTCCGCTATCGGCAAATAAGAATACAAGCTCGTTCTCCCACCAAAAATCGCCCCAAAGCCTATGAATAGGAGGCTTCTTCTTACCGTCCTCAATGACTGACTGCATATCGGAAGAGCTGAACAATGGTATTTGTTCAACCATATCGCCATCATCGGGAATATCGCTACCTATTTGCTCAAACCGTTCTATGTCGGCTTGTATTTGCTCTTCTTCTATATAATTCATTGTTTTTTAAGCTCCGTTTTAGCGAATACTAAATTTTGTACTTCTTCTTCCCATATATCACCTTCGTTTCCTTCAAAGTCAAGGTAAACGGTATCATTCGGGCTTGCCCTATTGATGCTTGAAAATATTCCGACTATCTGCATGGGGATGGAAAGCCTTTCTCCCTGTGGGGAGCGGAATTTGATATGAACATAGTTGCCTATTTTTAAGTCTGTTGTTTTCATAATCTGATTTTTAAGCAAGGTGCGCCAGCATTAACCAACGCACCCGTTACTTTTTCTACACGTGGCAGATAGGCTATTCTTTCAGAAGTTTTACACGTTGATTAATGATATTCAAATACTCGCCCATATACTCACGTTGAGCTAAAAGCAATCTTCTTTGATTTTCATCTTTAACCGATTCCTCAAATTTTGGAGATTCAACGAACAGACAGAGCTTCTCCAACTTTGCTGCCAAATCCTTCTGTTCAATTACCAATCGGTCAAGAAATGAATCTGCACACTTATATGCTTCTTCAAACGGTTTTACTGGCGACCAGCTTTCGTATCCGTCTTCATAACGAACATGATAACCCTCATCGTCAAAATTTTCCGTTGACGGTTTTTCTCTAAGAAGATGTTTTCCCCACGCGTCACCTCTTGTCATAGGTTCTGCTTCAATCTGTTTTGTTCCAATGTACTTTTTCATATCAATTAATATGGTTTAATTGTTTCTTGATTCATTAATTTCGCCATAAAATCATGCTTTTCTTGTTCGGTTGCTTTTCGCACATTACCTCCCCACATGAAATTTCTAAATCCTGTACTCTTTTTAATTTCCCCGTCATTCCAACCTATAAGAATACCATAACCGTCACCAGTCACGCATCCGTTATAAATGAAAACTCTTTTATCTATCGGATTGTACATTTCCGATTCTTTACTTGATGGGATTCCATACAGAAAATCACCAATACAATATTCTGTTTCTTTCATATTTTCTTATATTTAAGTCCGAAACAAACCTTAATCATAAGCCTTCTGAACAATCCTATTTTATCATAAACGGGAATACTTGACCTTGTCGGCTCATGCACAATATAGCCAATCACCTTAACCGGTTGTTTAACATAACAATTATCCATAATAATCAATTTTTAGCCCATTCGGACTTAGTTATACAATTCATTGACTTAAACCTGCCGGTCACTTTATTGTGGCCGTATGAGTACACGTAGCAGATACCTTCTCCGGTGATATTTACAGTAGATCCACCTCCAACATACAGCTTGCACACATTCCCTTTTGAAACATGGAACTCAACCTTTGAAGCAAGCACCGTAGTAAGCGTGCAATCCTGCTCTATTTGCCCGTTAAAGTCCACATACAGGCACGAAGTATATCCATCCTTGCTCCGCTTCCATTTGCCATTAATATAGTCAGAAAACGTTCGTTTCATATACTGAATATCCATACCGAATCCAAAGCTATGAGCATCTGTCAACAGCTCCACACCGTTTGAATCCAAAGCTATATCCATTAACGCTTCCTTACTTGTAGCTACGTCCCATTTATTCTTATATCCAGTGCAAAGACCGAGCATCATGGCATTACGTTTAAAAGAAAGCAAATCATTCATAAAATTGGAAATTTTTTTAGTTCAACTTCTATAAGCTCTTTTATCATCATTACGGCATTGTCCGAATCAGGAATGCTCTTATAAGTCTTTACAGACCGTATAATGTTCCTGCTGCTAATTTTTGAGTGTTTGGCAATATTACCGTATGAGATTCCGAACCTGTTATGCAATACGGCAAAAACTGCACCTCTCGCAATCCTTCCTGTAAGAATAATGTTTGTCCTTCCTTCATAGATAGTTGAAGGATATACAGGGTCCTGATTGCAGAATACTTTATTTACGCAATCACACACGATACGCTCAACTTTTCTTATAACGCCCGATTTTAAAGAATCCTTTTCTTCTGACATACTTTTCTAGTATTTTCTTTTGGTCTTCATTAAGTATTTCTCCGCATATATACATGTTTCCAATAACAGCCTTCTTAAAGTCTGTCACCTTATTACCTATGCTTAGCCCAAGTCCACAATCAATACCTTTATATACAGCAGGAATAAGCACATGAGTATTTATCTTTCCTTTTACGGGTATTGCATTAATTTCAAACTTGACTTGCCCATGCCTTATCCGTATGCCTCCAGTTTCCCAGTCAGGCAAGAATATACCCTTAGTAACCTCCCCGGTTTCCTTGTCCTTGAAAGATACCCACTTCGCACCCGGATGATTACCTATATTGATATAGATACGGTAAGTATTATCAGGATTATACCTGTCTTTCCTCGGTTTCAACACTTCCATCGAATACCTCCTTAGCCTCTTCTGCCATGATAACCTTCTGCTCAAATTCAGCATTCGCCTTTAAATCTTCTTCAGGTGGCGTAGTGTTCATTGCTTTATTCAAATCTTTCATCTGACCTTCCATCCACTTCATATAATTTTCGGCTTCCTTCTGTGCTTCGTCAATGTCAGTGAATACAGCCATAGGCTTGATAAGATTAGCTTCCGTCACGACTTTCATTCCTTCCAAGAACTCAAGATTTGTGGAAGTCGTATCACCGAACATTTCATTCTCCTTGCCTACGATTGATTTCTTGAAGTCCACCATGTACTTCAACCAAGCGTATAGGGATGTTTCGTGAGCCACACCGTCCAAACCTACCGCGTATGGGGTAGTGAACACTCTGAATCCTGTATAGTTTTTAAACATTATTCCAGTGCTACATACAATTATCTCGAACGAACCGAAGTTCTCTCTATCCAGTACATCGCTTTCTTTGATGATGAACTCAAAGCCTTGTTGTTTCTTGTTCTTTGCCATAGTTATTATGCTTTTTCGTATGTTTTTTCAAATATGTCTGGCTTGCATGGGTAGAACTCTCCATTTATACCTTTGATAATATAGTCCCCAAAACTTGCAGTCATAATACCTTCAAGTGTTTCTATTTTTATTCCACCGTTAGAAATAACTTGCTGTATTGTAGATTTTCTACCGAATACTGATGTTTCAGTACCACATCCAAGAAAATCAACACATTCCAAAATGGAATTTTCATCGTGTTCTAACCTAACCGCTTCAATAACTACCGGTTTCTTCCTGTACTTCATAATTATTCCTCCGTCTTAGCCTTTCTACCTCTATTCGGTCTGAACGCCGTCTTAGCGTCCTCTACCTCAATGATACACTCTCCTTCGTCCTCAATTGTCGCCACCGCCTCATTCTCCTTCAACACTTCCTCAACAACCGGATTAGCCGCTTCCTCCGCTTCTTCCACAACAGACTTCCCGAATCTAGGCTTCTCCTGGTTCATGTTCAGCTTCTGCATATCCATCGCATACTGCAACTGGTACACCTTGAACTTCTCATCGTCCGAATCAATGATGTCGTCCGCTGCATCAGCATAGTGCATGGCGATAGTTCGTCTGTTTGCTTTCATAGCCATTCCCAACGCCTCTTCATCCACGTACATATACGGATGGATGGAGATAAGACCATCAATGGGAGAAAGCCGCCCGAATGTCTTCTTGTACTGGATAAGTCCGTCAGCCCTTTGTTCAACAATGGCATAGGCATTCATAAGGTTTTTCTTCTTGATAAGGGCGATAGCCAATATCCAAGTAAGCCCTAGTTCGGGATTGAACTTCTTGGGCAAATCCTTGCACTTCGCAAAGGATAATGCTTCTGATAAGGTTTCTGTTTCTAAAAACATAGCAATATAGAATTTAATTGTTATTCGTTAGGAAAAGTTTCGTCATATCCGAAGGAATGCCCGTATACGTTCTTGAACGTAAACGTCACTTCCTTATATTTCTGCCCGTAAAGGGTATCGCTTTTAGGCTCTGTGGCTCCTGAGAGGTACATCAGGACTTTTCTCTTTCTCGCTGTATCATGGTAGGCAATCTTAGAACCGGTAATGAAAGCCATAAAGTCATGGTAAGACTTATCATCCTTGGTATCATCCTCCAAGAATATCAATGTCAGTTTTATAGTTGTCTGCTTGTGTGCCGGTGTGCTGGAAACATACACTTCCGCCTTGCTTGTCTCGGCAAAATCCTCTGCATACATATTTGTAGGCTCTCCATACGAATTAAGACCTGTACATTCTTTATACCTTAAACCTGGGAAATCTATTTCCAAGTCTTTCCAACCGGCACCAAGCTCGCCATAATGCATCATATAAAACTTGTATTCATTCATGTTGCTCTATTATAATACACGCAAATATAATAATTTAAATTCATATATTAAAGCTTTACTTTAATATTTATCACTGTGATATATTTAAATCCGCTTTAATATTGAGCTTTTAATCTTAAAAGTAAAAGAATACTTGAAATATACCTTGCATTGCATAGTACTACCTCATTGCATATTAGACATACCCTATATAAATAAAGGAAAAATGTCTAATCCAAAACCCATAAAAAAGAAAGTAACATAAAGAAAAAAGTGAGCGACAGCGAACACCGCTCTCCCTTTTATTATGAATATAATGAAAGGGGTTCATACACATACTGCATAGAGAAGCATCAACGTAAAACAATAACTCATATAATATAATAATATTATGTTACAGCTTATGTATCTTGAACTAGGTAAAATATTCAAACAATCAGAAAGAGAGAAAAAATCAGAAAAAAAATAAAAAAAATGAGAGAGAGGACGGATGTTTACGGTTGCACTGGTATAGGGGGGGAGGGGTATAGCGTTCATAGTTGGGCTGCTGTGTATTGTATTGCAACGGTTTGCGACGCTCGTTTGCTTCGTTGCATATGGCTTCAATATGCGCGATATAGGCGAAGAAAGGTAAACGCGATACATTGTGAAGGTGAAAATATAACGCTTCTATATGGCGTTATATTGGCTTATAGGTGTATGTTATAGAACATGTAATTTATTTCTAATTGCTTACAAAATATCATGCGTTTTATTTGGTATTTTGATAAAAAAGCGTTATCTTCGCAATGTGAAAGGAAGAAAGGTGATATATTCAAGTCCTATCCTTTCACAGGGGCAAACGTTAACGCCCCAAAGCGTGTAGTTAAATGTTGGGATAAAAAGAGAGCCTTAACACGGCAATGTTAAGACTCTCGTAAGTTGGAATACTTAAAGTGAGTATTTCCCAAGAACCGGAGGCAAAAATACTTCTTTAACTTCTTACTTGCAAATATTCTCCCATTTAATTTTTGATTTGTTGATGCGGTTATAAAAAAAGGTGTAACAGTTGGAAGCCTGCTACACCTGGATAGGTGGAATAATCCACCGAAAGCGGCTAACTTTCATTAGCCTATAAAACCGTTCGTTTATGGAAATTAAAGTCTGTATTCGTGTTTGGTCCTTTAAGCCTTTGATCATTATAATCAAGTTTTAAAGCTCTCAAACGGTGGGTAATGTAAGGCGTTACCCGCCAACGGTTTTTAATTCCATGGCGCAAATATAGCCGTAATTCTTCAATAATCAAAATCACGCTGTAATGAATTGAAATATTAACATTAAACATTATAGCATTATGAAGACTTTAGAAAGCATTTTTTCAGAGATTAAAGAAAACGGTGTAATCACTAAACAACAATTGCAGTTGTTAAAAAATCGATCTAACAAGCAGCAACAAGACGTTATAGATTATGATTGGTTGGAAAGCATTGGAGATGGCTACGGCATTCCATTAACAGAGGGGCAAGGCGTTCAGGGGTTGAACTGGTTAAAGAAGTTCATCAAGAAGAACGGAGAAAGCAACGTATATGGATATAGAGAACTCGAAATAATTGGTAATGCTTCCCCTTCTGATTTCGTTTTCAAGGGGTTTTATGATGCCGGCAACGGTTGGGCTAGAAGCTTCCTACCTATCTACCAGCTTAACGGTATGGAATATATTCCAATGAAAGAGCCTTATATTGTAGGCTGAAATAACGGGGCTTGTTAGCCCCCTGCTACATCAAAATCATTTATCCACATTAATAATAATGTTATGAAGACAACAAGAAAAGAAATATATCGCATCTACGGGAAAGAGAGTGTAATATCATTAGGTTACTGCAAAATACAAAGTATAGTAAACTATCTTACAAAGATAGGGCATACCGAACGTTTAGAAGGTTGGGCGGCTGATATATACGAATTACCAGAGCCATATAATGATATAGTTGTCTGCACTGGTTACGCTCCATTCGGAACGAGCAGCGAAAAAACGCGTAAAGTGTGCGAACGATGGGAAAAACTATATTATAACTACGATTATACGCAACGCAAAAGAATGGTTAAACGATTTGCGCGTGAATTACACAAAGCAATTAACGACAAATAAAGCAGCGTGTAATATGTTCGGCGTTATGTTGCTATTATTCGGTACTGTGATATTCATTTCCGGCACCGATCCAAAAAAAATAAAAGACTTTATAAACAAAAGTGATGAATCAGATAAATTTTAAAGATATGAAAGAATATAAGTTAACAGTAGAGTTTCACAGTGGGGCGCGGTATTGCTATTACGGTAATACGAAGAAAGAAGCGTTAGCAGCGTTTAAAAAATCGTTTGGCAGCTTTAAAGGCTTTGTAAAAAAAGAGTGGACGATAGAACAAGATTAACCAATGTGGGGAGGCGGAGCGACACCGCCACCGGGAACTATTATAAACTTAAAACAAAAGATTATGAGAACAAAAACCCCCGAACAATTACACAACCAATGGAAGCATATAAGCGGCTATGTAAGGCAGCGCGGCAAATTCATGGAGTACTTTCATGCATACGTGCGTTATAGTAACCGTATGGCAAAGTATTTGGGTTCATCGACTTATTGGCACATGAATACAGGCTACCAATATACAAAGCAAAACAACGTCCCCGTACCTGTTAGTATATATACAGAATAAATTAAGGATATATTGCCACAATTAGCATAGATACATTGTTGGGGCTTTGCCAACATATCATCTTATGACACCCCGGCAGTAATACGGCTGCCGGGATTGTGGAAAAAGGATATTAAAAACGAATCAATAACAATTATAAAGATATGAACAGATTAAAAAACGCCATTGAGTCAGGGAAATTCGCATGGGAAAAGTATCTGAACGGCAAGACATGGAACGGCATAATGCTGCGTACACAACCATTATTTTGCTGTTACGGGCAAATAGGTTATCAAGTGTTTGTGTACGACCGTGAACGCCATGCAGCCACATTTACATACGATTGGGAGAGACAGCAAATCAAATTTTCTAATAACTAAAACAAGGAGAAATGGAGTATGTTTTTTATATGCGTTATCGTGTGGCTTGTAGTGGGTTGCATGAAGGAAATGACAGGAAATAACGGTTTTTAAACCGAATTATCCGCCAAAGGTTGAAAGCCTTGCAAGTGGTGCAAGTTCCACGGGCGGAACTATTTACTAACTTAAAAACAAAAAGATTATGGAAAAGAATTATTTCATTCAGATTAACGAAAAAGGACGTAGTATAATGCTTCAACCATGTAACGCATTAGAAGCTATAAGGTTGCTAAACTTCTACAGCGATGGGATAAACCTGCTTAAAGAAACACAAGAAGTTACAAGCGTAGAACTGTATAAGATTGGCGAATCATTGCCGAAACGAATTTTAATCTAAGGAATAATTTATGAAAGTAGTAGAATATGGTCGTATATCCACCGACAAACAAACATTGGAGCAGCAAAACAGAACCGTCCAAGAATGGTTGAAAAGAAACGGTTTAAAATCTGACATTGTGATAACGGAAGAAGGAATATCTGGCGGTGTAACCTATAAGAAACGGAAATTAGGCACTGATGTACTTCCGTTGCTGGAGACTGGAGATATGCTAATAGTAGCCGAAATTTCTCGTTTAGGACGATCTATGAGCGATTTAAACAAACTCATCAATGATGAACTAAAACCGCGTAAAATACGTCTTGTAATCGTCCAAATGGGCATTGATTTGAATTGTGGCATGATAAAAGCGATGGACGAAATGATTTTGTTTGCCTTTTCTTTTGCTGCCCAACTGGAAAAAGAACTTATACAGGAACGAACTAAATCAGCATTGGAAGTAAAGAAAAAACAAATTGAGGAAAACGGTTATTTTATTTCCAAAGCTGGAAACAAATGCACCTCTTTAGGTGGAACAACCACCGGACAGGCGAAAGGCGGTAAGGTGAACGGGGAAAAAAGAAGAAAGGAAGCGATGAACGATGAAAAGAACAATATGATAGCCGCCATGTTGGAGGGGTGCAATACTCCGCAAGATATTGACAAGGTAGTTGAACGACTGAACGCAAGAGGCATTCGCACACATAGTGGCTTAGAATTTACCCGAAATCGCTTAACCGCGCTCAGAACGAAAATAAACAGGCGTGCGGAATACGCGCAAAGCGTATTATCTGAATGAATGTTTAAAAACATGCCTTCTTTATTAATGTAATATTTTGCATTGTCAAGATAAACATTTATATTTGTAGTATCAAAATAACACAATAGAACCGGCGGCAACGGATAAGCGGCATTAAGATTATGAAAACTTTTAATTCATTAGATATAAATTTTCGCAGAGCATTCAAACAGGCAGCAAAACAAGGCACCGTTAAATTCACGGTTGAAGGAATTAAAGACGATCCTGATTCAATCTATCCGATGTTTGAAGTTTCGAATAATCATGTCACTTACTATTCCGTGCAGAGACAAGAGAGTGTTTGTATAACTGACGTAAAATTAAAAGCTGTTATCTACTAA